TTATTGAAGATTCATCCACGCCGCCAGTGCATCCGCTGTTTGCTGCTGCTGCTCCTCGGCGGAAATGGCGGGTGTGCCGTCACCCTTCTGCGCACCGTAACTGCCGAACCCGGCGTGACAGCCGCCGTCAATGACCGTTTCAGTGGTGTCCTGCGGGAGGTTCGTGCGGTCGGCTTCGTACTTCTTACGGTTCAGCACGCCGTCCTCGCTGACGTAAACGCCGAACGCGATGCAGACGGCCAGCAGGCAGAGGAACACTCTGCGGGGAAACGATTTTTTCTTCTGGTTCTTCATAGAACTCCTTTATTTTATAAGCATTTTCCACAGTCACTGCAGCCGTTGCAGATCAACTTGCTGCCGCAGGTCTCGCAGTTTGCGCGGAAATGCGGCACATATAAATCCTCTTGCGGGATGGGGTAACCCCAGTCGTCCACGAGGTCAAAATGAATGGGCCTGCCCTGAAAATTCATGCCGGACTTACAGGCCATTCGGCTTTGCAGCTGCTTGTTTGGCAGGTGGTAGCGCCTGCCGTCCTTGATGAACACGGTGCCGGTCTCGATAAAGCAGAAGGTCACGTTGGCATCCACACATTCCTGCCGGAGCGATTTGACCCAATCAAAGTTGCAGGGGCGGGCACCATCGTAGTTTTCGCCGCCGCAGATGACTTGTTCGATTTGCCCGGCGGTAAGGTACTGCCGGATACTCACCGGTCCGATGAAGGGCGCGCACATGATGCCCTTGTGCTTGAAGGGCAGGTCAAACAGGATGGGGATGCGCTCATCGGCGCGGCGCTGGTTTTCGCAGGTGACGTTGAAAAAGATGTTGTCCCATCCGCTGCCCCAGTCCGGCGGCAGGCACTCCCGTACCCGCTGCGGCCGTTTGGTGAGCAGAAAAAACACCACATCGCTGCGCTGGCGCATGATGTCCCACGCCTCAGCCCGCCACGGGTCGGCTTCTTCCAAGAAGAAATCCGAGGTCATGCAGACCCGGATCTGCTCACCACTCTGGATTTTGTAGTGTCCGGTGCGGTCTTTCTGGAGCGGATAGGAAAAGCCGCTTTTCGTTTTGTAGATCTCGGCTCCGTTCTGGTCCCGCATCCGGTCGAGAAAATACATGTAGCAGTTCTGGCAGCCCTCGCTGCACTTGACGCAGCCGTGCCATGGATTCCAGATGTCGTGCAGGAAGCTCACCCTCTTTCGGTACCTATTATTATAATAGCTGCGCGGACAGGAAACAAGAGCACCCCTTGCACCGCCCCGCCGGATGTGATAGGATGAAGAAAACCATGTGAGGGAGGAACCACCATGCCTTTTCTGATGATCCGCAACGACATCACCAAAGTGGCAGCGGATGCCATTGTCAACCCGGCCAACCGGAACCTTTTGCAGGGCAGCGGCACCAGCCGCGCCATCTATCAGGCGGCAGGGGAGCAGGAGTTGACCGCCGCCTGTGAAGCCATCGGCCGTTGCGAGTTGGGCAGGGCCGTGTGTACCCCGGCATTCGGGCTGTCGGCAAAGTACGTTTTCCATGCAGTCTGCCCGGCGTGGCACGGCGGCGGGTTCGGCGAAGCAGAACAATTAGCCAGTGCCTACCACTCTGCACTGAAATTAGCCGCAGAGTACCACTGCGAAAGCGTGGCTTTTCCGCTGCTGTCCAGCGGAAACTATGGCTACCCCAAGGAACAGGCCTTCCGCATTGCGGTGGACACCATCACACAGTACGTCATGGAGCACGACCTGACCGTGTATCTGGTGCTTTACGACCGGGATTCGCTGGCCGTGAGCCGGAAGCTGTTCGCCTCGGTGGAGGAGTACATCGACGACCACTATGTAGCACAGAACGATGAAAGCTACTGGTTTGGCCGTCGGCGCAGGAAATTGTCAGAACGGCGAAGGCTGCTGGAAGAAGATGCCTCCTTGCCGATGCTGGGGGCAGTTCCGGCACCCGCCGCGGCACCCATGGCGGCCCGCAGTCTGGAAAGCCTGATGGATAATCTCGGTGAAAGCTTCACCACTCGTCTGCTGCGGCTCATTGACGAGCGGGGGCTATGCCTTTTCGGATGGCTCCAAGCGGGACTGGATCGTGCGGTATTGCCTGGAACACAAGATCTATAACATCAATCAGGTCAATACGCTGTTGTTTGAATACGATCAGGAACAGCTGGGCGCGTGATTTGTCGCCTGCCCGTTGACCTTTTGCCCTCCGGTTTGTGGTATCCTCTTGTCAGAAAGACGGAACACCACAAAAAACGGAGGGCATTTGTTATGAAGAAAAATCTTACTGAGCTTGTTTTTATCCTTGACCGCAGCGGTTCCATGGGCGGGCTGGAGCAGGACACCATCGGCGGGTTCAATGCTATGCTGACCCGGCAGAAGGAGCAGGAGGGCGAGGCCAATGTGACCACGATCCTGTTCGACCATGAGGTGCAGCTGCTACACGACCGTTTCCCACTGAAGGCTGTTGCACCGCTGACCGCAAAGGACTACTACGTCCGGGGCTGCACGGCGCTGCTGGATGCCATTGGTTATGGCATGGAAAAGATGGTGAATATCCAGCGCCATCTGCCGGAGGACGAGCGTGCCGAAAAGGTCATCTTTGTCATCACCACCGATGGGCTGGAAAACGCCAGCAAGCGATTCAGCTACGAGAAGATCCGCCGACTGATCGAGCGGGAAAAAGAACGGTACGGCTGGGAGTTCCTGTTCCTCGGTGCCAACATGGATGCTGTGAAGGAAGCCGCCCGCTTCGGCATCTCGTCCGATCGGGCTGTGCGGTTTGAGAATGACGCACAGGGCGTGGCGGTCAACTACCACGTTGTTAGCGAGACAGTCTCCCGGATGCGGGAAGCACCCTGCTGCGCGTCCATCGGCGCAGAGTGGAAAGAACAAATTGAAGCTGATTTCCAGAAGCGGCATCATAGGTAAGGGAGGAAACAGCCATGTTAGGAGCAATCTTGGGTGACATCGTGGGTAGTCCCTATGAGTATGGCTAAACAGGATAACTATAAGAAAGAGAGGACCGAAACGGCCCTCTCTTTTCATTTTTCGGATTTTGGGATGCGCGGGTATATCTCGATGGTGAAACCATCAGGACTTTTTTTGCGCTTCTCGTTTAGCTTCTGGTAGACGACCTTTTCAAGCACCTCTTTTAGGAGAGCATTTTTCTCCTCGGCCGTTTCGAGCAGAGGGTACACGTCGAGCAAATTCCTAACCTTAGGGATGATGTCACGGCGGCTGGTCTCCCGGAGCTTCTCCTCAGTCAACTCACGGGAGCAGCGGGCGACGCTATCCTTTGCGACAGCGATTTTGTCGGAGAGCATTCGGGAACGGGACAGAAAGGTGTCTGTGTCGTAGACGCCCTGCTCGAGGAAGTCGTGGGTACGTTCGAGCTGCTGCTGTAATTTGCGGAGCTCGGCCTCCGCGCTGGCGAGAGCTTTTTCCCGGACGCCGACCGACGACACGGAGGACGACTCGGCAGCGGAGCTCCACTCGAGCTCATACCCTTTCATCCACTCGGAGAGACCCTGTATGACACGCTCCTCGACGATGGGAAGATAGCTAGAGCAATTCGGGCAGCCGCGACGAGGGCAGCGCACGACCGGCATATCTGGATGGACGGGGTTTATCATCCGCATCATCTGCCTGCCGCACTCGGAGCAGACGAGCAGACCGGCCAGAGGATTCCGGACAACCTTTTCTTTGTGCGTGGAAGTATTCTCGCTCCGGGCGAGCTTATCGTTTGCGAGCTCAAATGTTTCTTTCGGAATGAGCGGAGGGTGAATGCCTTTGAATACGCACTCTTTCTCTGGGTCGGCAGGACCGCGCACAGAAACGACCTTGCCGTCAACCACTTTCTTCTTCGTCTCACGGCTGCCCCAGCGCACCATGCCGATGTACGTCGGATTCTTGATGATTCCGCGAATGGTGATTCTTGCCCATTGCGAACCGGACGGAGACGGGATGCGCATATCATTGAGCCTCGTGGCGATTGAACCCAAAGACAGCGGGCGAGCGGAACCATCCTTGTCCTGCAAACCGACCGTGTACAGGTCGAAAATCATACGAACTATTGCGGCCTGCTCCTCGATGGGCTCGAGTGAGCAGCCCTTTTCGTTTTTGAGCTTTACCCGACGATAACCAAAGGGAGCTAGACCGGACGGCCATTTGCCCTCTTTGGCGGAGGCAAGGCGGCCGCGCTGCAACCGGCGGTTGATGATTTTGTACTCGCGGCGGCTCATAAACAAGCCGAACTCAAAATACTCCTCGTCGAACTCGTTGTCAGGGTCATACGTTTTTATAGGGGTTATTATTTTTGTCCCGGAGAACTTGAATGTCTGCGCGATGATGCCTTGGTCGATGGTGTCGCCGCGCGCCAGACGCTCGACCTCCATGACGAGGACGCCGGACCAGACGCCCTGCTCAACCTCGGAGAGAACCCGTTGCATCATTGGGCGGGCAGCGATGGTGTCACCAGAGACGACCTCACGGTAAATATCGGTCACGTTGAGATGCTGCCTTTTCGCCAGCTCGAGCAGAGTGTGCTCGTGCCGGGAGAGTGTTTCGCCCTCGCCGTGCGCTTCGGCCTCGAGGTCGGAACGAGACTTGCGCAGGTATATGAGATACTGCTCCATGATGACCTCCAAACAAAAAAGGCCCGCGCCGGAGCGCAGGCCAATAGGTTACTTGTTGCTGTCTTTTAAGGCCGCAACATCGGCCTGCAAGAGGCTATCCAGAATAGAGGCGGTCTTGGCCTTGAGCGTGTTCTGCTTCTCCATAATCTGCGGGAAAGCATCTGCCAGGTCTCCCCCGCAATCAGCGAGGATGCTCTTTATCTCTCCGCGACCGGTTTGCAGCTCAGAGAACAGCTCGCGATACAGGGCCATCTCTGCTGCATTCTGCGCGTTCATGCACCGGGAGAGCAGCACATAGACCGAATCGAACGTCGAGGAGACGACGGCGCGGAGCTCTTTCGAGAGGGCGTCATATCTGCGCTTGAAGTTTGCGTTGTCCTGACGGAACGCCTCGTTACCGTGGGCGCGCTCATCCTCGCGGCCCAGCAGATAGTCAGTGGTTACCCCGAAATAGTCCGCCATCTGGCAGAGCAGGGCGAAATCTGGCTCTTTGCCCTCGGTCTCGTAGCCGGAGACCGTAGTGCGCTGCTTACCGCAGAGGCGGGCAAACTCGGCCTGCGTCAAATCTTTCTCCTTGCGGAGCGCGACCAACCGTTCAGAAAACTTATCCATACAGACGTACCTCCCTAAGACTTATATATTGTATCACAAAAATCCCCTCACGGGGACAAATGACGCTAATTGCGTCATAAATAGCAAAAATTTTTGAAAAAAACTTGACTTTGACCCAATTAGGGACTATAATAGACCACAGAAAGACCCCAAAAGGGTCACACAGAAAGGAGGAGACAGGCGGAATGCGGAAAAAGCTGCAAACGCTCCGAGAGGGCGCAGGCTATACCCAGCAGACTTTCAGCGAGCGACTGGGCGTGAGCCGGAGCCACTACGCACAGATTGAGAGCGGAGACAAGAATCCGTCCCTCAAGCTGAGCCTGAAAATCAAGCAGGCCCTCGGCTATCCCTACGACGACCTTTTTTTTAACCCGAAGCGACCCGTTTCGCGTCATTGATGCGAAATGATGACGCCAAAAGCAAACATTTGGCGTTTCCTTGTAAATATTTTAACCGAAAGGAGGCACGGGATAAATGCCTAAAATGGCAACGAAAGCCGCAGATAACGTGTTCTACAAGGCACGAATCGCAGCGGCATCGTGGAACGACCGGTTAGGCAGCAGAGAGGGTGCGTCAGAGGTGACCGGCATCGACCGGACGCGGCTCGCCAACATCGAGCTCGGAACCATCAACCCGCACCCGGAGGAGGTCCTGATGCTGTCGGACACCTACAACGCGCCGGAGCTGCAAAACCATTTCTGCTCGCACCTCTGCCCGCTCGGCATCGGGACAATTTCGCCGATTGAGCTGGAAGAGCTCGAGCGGGTCACATTACAGCTCATTTCGGCAATGAAGTCGTTGCCGGAGGTCAAGGACGGAATCATCGACATCGCGGCCGACGGCGTCATCGACGCGAAAGAAAAGCCGCGCATGGAGCAGTACCTCGAGGTGCTCGACGAGATAACGAACAAGGCTCAGACCTTGAAGCTCATTTATAGAAAGCAATTCGGAAAACAGGAGGTGTAAAAAGTGTTGGAGGCGAAGCAGAGCGGGAACGTCGTAGAGGACTTCACCATCGGGAACACCCGAATCAAGATTTGCGACGACTTCTGCCGGACCCGGACGAGCGGAGAGGTCAAGGAAATCCTCGACCGCGTCGCACGGAGGACGGTCGGCTCGCTCACGGCAGCCGCCACACCTGATTATGGATGCGCTTAAAAGAAAGATGGAGATTGCGGCCGTTGCGTTTTTCTGCACAGTCACCGCGCTCATTGCGGCTTACTCCTGCGCGACGACGGCCGCAGCAAACCTCGCACAGCAGACAGCTGCAGCACCGGTAACGGGATATGTGACGCTCGCCTACATGGAGGTGCAGCCAGAGGCCGAACAGGAGCCGGAGCTCCTCTACGACGTACCGATGAGCGACGAGCTGCAACGGTACGTCCGGGAGCAGGCGGAACGGCAGGGCGTCCCGTTTGAAATCGCCCTCGCCGTCATCGAGCGGGAGAGCAGCTACAAGCCGGACGCGGTCAGCGACACCGGAGACTTCGGCCTCATGCAGATTAACGTCTGCAACCACCGCTGGCTCTACGAGGAACTCGGCATTACGGACGTGATGGACCCGGAGCAGAACATCGAGGCAGGCCTATACATCCTCGGGCAGGCGTTCCAAAAGTACGACGACCCGGACAAGGCTCTCATGGCCTACAACATGGGCGACAGCGGCATGAAATCAGCGTGGAGCAAGGGCCAGCACAGCAGCAAATACAGCCGCGCAGTCATTGAGACGGCGCAGGCCCTCAAGAGAAAGGAGCACTAAATGAACTGGAAGATTCACAGAGCGATTCTCATTGCGGCCATCTGGATTGCAGAGGTCCTCTCGGCCGGTATCTGCGGATTCATCGCCGCGCTGGCACTCATTCCGGCCAGCTACGCCGCACGCGGCTACTTCGCCTTTGGTGGCGAGTGGCTTATCGTGCTCGGCGTCACGCTGCTTGCGTTCCACGTCATCAACAACGCATTCTTCAAGATGCTCAAGGACCACTGAAAGGAGGTGAACCACATGGCTGAACAGAACCTTTTCTGCCTCTGCGGCAGATGCTCGCGCAAGCTGCGCAGCGCGGCTGCCCGTCGCGTCGGTATGGGCTCGACCTGCTGCCGCAAGGAGACGGGCAAGACCATCACCCAGTTGCTCAAGGAGCTGGACGAGCAGGAGGCCGCAGCAGCGGCAGAGCAGCAGGAGCCGGATACACAGGCATAAAAAAAGAGCCGCGCTCGAAAGCGCGACCCTCTTGTCGGACAAGCCTATTGTATCTCGCTCCACATCAAAAGTCAACAGGAGCGTGAACCATGAACGAACAAAACAAACACGCTGCGCTCACCATTGCACAGCAGTACCCGCCCGCGCAGTACAACCTCCTCGTCCCGATGCAGACCGTGACGGAGATTGCCGACATCCAAAAGCCGGTGATGAACTCCGTGAAAATCAGCACCGACCTCAATGACGGCGAAATTTATGAGATGGAGAAAGCCAAGGACGAGTGGCGCGACAGCAAGGGGTACGTCCACAAAGCGACCCCGGCCAAGTACGCCCTCACCAAAAAGGGTCTCACCAAGCTCATGCGAGCCGCAGGCATCAAGATTCTTTCCAGCCGCCCGGTCGTCCCGTCCACCTGCCAGAAGTGCGCGGAGGTCAACCGCAGCATCGGAAAGCCGATTCGCTGCGGAGGCTGCCCCAACAAGGACGTCAAGCACGAGGTCCGAATCAGCGTCCCGCAGCTCACCGGCGAGAACGTCACCATCGTCGCCCATAAGGAAATTGCGGTGGATGATGTAACGGCCGGGATGACGGAGAAGCAGCGGGCAGAATTTATGAAGTTCCGCAGCGAGATGTGCGAGAGCAAGGCTCTCAACCGCGCCCTCCGCACCGCGATGCAGATTAAGTCCAGTTACCTTATCGAGGAGTTCGGAAAGCCCTTTGTTGTGGCTTACCTCGTCCCGAACCTTGACAATCCGACCGTCCGTGAGGAGGCGGTAAAGTCCATGTTTGGCGCGGCGAATGACCTGTACGGCAGCCGCCCGAAAACCAGCCACACGGTCTATGTGGACGATGACGACGACGGCTATGTGCAGCCGGAGCCGGATTTTGAGGTCGGACAGGAGCAGCCCCAGCAGGAGCAGCAGCCCGAGAGACCGGCGCAGCGGCCTCGCCAGCAGCAGCCCGCGCCGAGTAACCGACAGCAGGGCCGGAACGGCGACAGCGAGTTCTGCGCGGACTGCGGTAAGCAGGTCGGCCTCGACGTAGCAGAGTACAGCCGCAAGCATTTCGGCGGAGTGGCTTATTGCCGCGACTGCCAGAGAAACCATACATGGAGGAAATGATTATGATGATTCTTTCGCAGGACGGCATGGTCGCCGTCAATTCGGACAACGTGGTGATGTTTGAGGTCAAGGAGAGCGAAACGCTCCCTCACGAAACTCGGCTCTGCGCGACCATCCTTATCACGAACGGCGCACGATTCAGCCGTTCTATCGGGACGTTCCGCAGCCCGGACCGCACCGAACTTGCAAAGCTCGCGCTGGACTACATTTCGTTCAGCATCAGCACCGGCCACAAGTGCTCTGTGCAGGTTCCGACCGAAGATGAAATGCGGAATATTCAGGGCGCGAAGTCTCGTAAGGATGCAGCGCGGCGCGGCAAGCTCGACGACATCATCAAGGAGCTGCTCAAGGAGGATATGTGATGCTGAAAGTATTGCACACCGGAGACTGGCACATCGGAAGTTTCCCCGGGCCGGAGGTCGGAGGACAGAACGCCCGCTTTCAGGACATCTGCCGCTGCCTCGATTTTCAGGCGATGTACGCGGAGGAGCACCGGCCGGACCTTATCGTCGTTTCTGGCGACATCTTCCATCAGGCCCGTGTGTGGTCGGACCGAGGCCTCCGCGAGAGCCGGACGGCCATCGACCACATCCGGCGGCTTTCCAACGTGGCCCCGACCGTCGTGCTGCGCGGTACGCCGAACCACGACAGCGAGGAGCAGTTCGAGATGCTGGCGACAGCCTTTTATGGAGATGATTCGGTCAGCGTCGTAACGGAGCCGGAGGTACTCCACATCCACACCTACCACGGGCAGCGCGTAGATGTGGCCTGCATACCGGGCTTTGACCGTGGCGTACACCGGGCAGCGCACCCGGGCCTCTCCCGGGAGGAGGAGACGCAGGTGTTTACAGACGAGCTGGCAAAGGTCGTCCTCGGTCTCAAGGCACAGTGCGAGCCCGGAGTGACGAGTATCCTGTCCACGCACTTCACCGTCCCGGGATGCAACATGGAGAGCGGCCAGACCGCGCTATTTGCACAGTTTGAGCCCGTCATCTACCCAGACACCCTGAAAGCTGCAGACTTTGACCTCGTAGCACTCGGCCACATCCACCGGCCGCAGCAGCTCCCGGAGGCAGGCCGTGCGGTGTTCTACTGCGGCAGCATTACAGGCCTCAACTTCAACGACGAGGGCCAGCCGCGAGGCTTTTACATCCACGACATCGACGACGACGGGGAGACATGGAGTGAGTACATCGAAACGCCCTACCGGGAGTTCGAGACCATCCGCCTCAACGAGGACGATGTCTGCACAATGTTGAGCGCGGAGCGGGTCGTTGTACCTGACCGCCTCAAGGGAAAAATCGTCCGCGTTCTCTATACCTGTTCAGACGAGACAAACAAGGCTTTCAACAAAGCCGTCCTCGAGAAAAGGCTCTATGACGGCGGCGTGTTCTACGTCTCCGAAATCACGCCGGAGGAAATCACGACAAGCGTGAACCGCGACGAGCTCCACGGCGACAACAGCCCGGAGCAGAACCTCGCGGAGTACCTCTCCGAAAAGGAAAAGAGCCCGGAGGACGCCCAGCGCATCATTGAGCTGGCCCGTCCGATTATCTCGGAGGCAATGGAAAAAGGCCGCCTTGAGACCCCGACAGGCGTGTTTATGCCGGTAGAGATTGAGGTCAAGAACTACCGCAACTACCGCGACGAGCTGTTCAGCTACGACGGCATTTCCTTTGCCACCATCAACGGCGAGAACGGCGCAGGTAAGTCCAGCCTATTTATGGACGCTATGCTGGACGCCCTTTTCGAGGAGCCCCGGGAGGGCGACCTCACGGGCTGGATTTGCAACGACCCGGACGCCCGCAGCGGCTCCATCAAGTTCACGTTTTACATCAGTGACAAGCTGTACCGCGTTACCCGCACCCGCACAAAGAGCGGCAAGGCGACGCTGAATCTCTCCGAGTATGTTGACGAGAGCTGGCAGAACCGCAGCGCGGAGAAATACCGCGATACGCAGGCCATCATCGAGAATACCATCGGTATGGACAGTCTGACGCTCAAGGCGACCGGCCTTATCATGCAGGACCAGTACGGCCTCTTTTTGCAGGCCGACAAGGCGGACCGCATGGCAATTCTCGGCAACATCCTCGGCCTCGGGATTTATGACCGCATGGAGAGCATGGCAGCCAACCGGGCAGCAGACGCCAACCGGGAGCTCCGGCGTATCGCGGATTTGCAGGAGGAGACCGGGCGGACGATGCCGGACAAGGCAACGGTCGAGGCGGCCATGAACAAGACGGCCGTCGAAAAGGCCAGCGCGGTAGCAGACAGAGCCATCCACACAAAGGCCATGAGCGAGGCGCAGACAAAGCTCGACATTGCCAAGCAGGCGCAGAAGCGGTCGGAAAAGCTCGCCAGCGAGCTCGGCTCTTGGATTGCGGAGAAGAACGCGAACGCCAGCGCGCAGGCGGTTAGCAGAGCGCAGATTTCTGATGCACAGGCTCTCCTCGATAAGCGCGAGGAGGTCGAGGCGGGCAGCCAGAGTTACGAAAAACTTTCCGCACGGCGGGAGGAGCTGCTGGGAACGGCGGCCCTGATTCAGCCCAAGGAAGAAAAGCTGCGGGACGTTATGGCCGCGCTCTCTGCCCAGCGGAAAAAGAAAGGCAGTCTCGAGGCCGAAAAACTTTCTGCACAGGCAACGTGTTGGAGCTATGAGCAGGCCCTCGCGGACTATGACGAGCTCGAGCGGAAAGCGGCAGACCTCGCAGGAGCAAGCGAACGGCTCACCGCGCTGGAAGAACAGGACGAGCAGTATCTCGCAGCAGACCAAGAGGCCATGAAGCTGCTCCAAACCAAGAACGCAGAAACCGCGCGGATACAGTCTTGGCTCGACATAAAAGAGAACGAGGTCACACATATCCGCTCCCGGGCCATCATGCTCGAGACCTGCGGCTGCCCGGTCGAGAACCCGGAATGCCGTTTCCTGCAGGATGCAGTGGAGGCGAAAAAGAAACTGCCTGCGGCCGAGACGGAACTGGAAACCTACCGGCAGCAGGCCGAGGAGCGCGCCGAGCAGCTCGACGCTGAGTATCAGGCCGCAAAGAAAAAGGCAACGGGCCTCAACTGCCGCAAGGATTTGCAGGCCCAGCGTTTCCTCGTTGCAGACCTGCGGAAAGCCTCGGAGCGGTTCGCAAAGCTGACGGCGCAGAAAGAACGCCTCGCGGAAGTCAAAGAGCGCATCAAGGCCATCGACGAGGAGCTTGAAACCATTCCGGCCAATATCGAGAGCCTCGAGGCAGACCGTTTCGTCGTTGAGGACGAGCTGAAAAAGCTCCGGCAGAACGCAGCGGAGCTCGCCAGCATTGAGGCGCAGCTCTCGGACGTTAAGAAATACATCGAGCTGGAAAAGCTGCTCCCGGCAGCGGAGGCTAAAAAGAGCGCAGCGCAGACCCGCCTCACGGAGCTCCTGACCTACGCAGAAAAGACCCGGACGGCGATTGATGGCATCAATGCGGAGATTCTGACCCTCGCAAAGGCACAGGCCGATGTTGACGAGCTCAAGGAGCAGTACGCGGAGGCGGATGCAGCCCTCACGGTGGACAACATCCGTATTGAGGAGCTGGACCAGCAGGCCGGACACAGCCGCAGGCAGATGGAAGAAATCGAGACGGCAGAGGCAAAGCTTGAAGTTCTTCTCCGTCAGGCAACGGAACAGGGCCAGCTTGCGGCCGACTACGAGGAGCTCAAGCGGGCTTTCTCACAGGATGGCATCCCGCACAACATCGTCCGCAGCATCGTCCCGCTGTTCGAGGCGACCGCGACGAGCATCATCAGCCAGATGTCGGGCGGCCACATGAGCATCGAGATGCGCATGGAAAAGACCCTCAAGAGCAACAGCAAGAAAGAGGTCACCGCGCTGGACGTCATCGTAAACGACGCGGCGACCGGAGCCCTTCCCTACATGAGCCGTTCCGGCGGCGAGCGCGTTAAGGCGGCCCTCTCGGTCATCCTTGCGCTGGCGGAGCTCAAGAGCAGCACCGCAGGAGTGCAGCTCGGATTCCTGTTTATTGACGAACCGCCGTTCCTCGACGACAAGGGCGTACAGGCCTACTGCGACGCCCTCGAGGCCATCCAGAAACGGTATTCCTCGCTCAAGATTATGGCTATCACTCACGACCCGGAGATGAAAGCCCGTTTCCCACAGGCCGTTGACGTTGTAAAGACGGCGGAGGGCAGCAAGGTCATCTACTCTTGAAATCACCAGCAGAAAGGAGGTGCGAGACTTGGGAAGAAGCAACAGGCAGACCGCCGACTACTTCCCCCATTACGTCGGGGAGAAGAGCCGGACAAAGTTCATCCTTGAAAAGAACTGGGGAAACGACGGGTATGCCTTTTGGTTTAAGCTACTCGAACTTCTTTGCGCGGCAGACGGCCAGTATTACGACTGCTGGGACAAGATGGGCTGGGAGTACCTACTCGCCGTCACCGGAGTTACAGCCGAAACGGCGGAGGCCATCCTGAACACGCTCGCCTCCATGGGCAAGGTTGACAAGGAACTGTGGGAGAGCTGCCGCGTCATTTGGGTGCAGTCCCTCCTTGAGAACCTCCGCCAGCTTTACTCAAAGCGCACCGCAGCACCGACGAAACCGTCGGTCGATAACTTTCCCGGCCGCAGGGTGGAAAGCCCTGCACAGGAGCCCGCAGCGGCCACAGAGGCAGAGGGAACGCCACCGGCCGTACCGGAGCCCGCGCCGGAGGAGCACGACAAACCGAAAGCTCCCCGGCGTAAAGCCGGGAGCCTCTCGGCAGAGCAGGCCGAACGGTTTGACCGCTTCTACGCGGCCTACCCGAAAAAGGTGGACCGGGCCACGGCAGAGCGGGCGTGGGCCAAAATCAACCCGGAGCCGGACGACGCGGCGACCGACAGAATCATCGCGGCGGTTGAGGCCGCAAAGAAATATGACAGCCGGTTCCGGGAGCGGCAATTCACGCCAAACCCGGCAAGCTGGCTTAATGCAAAAGGCTACATGAACGACTACACAGGAGGTGAGCAGCGTGGAAACGATGACGGCTATGCTGGATTCACTCCGTCCGGCGGATTCGGCTCGTTCGGCTGAGACCACACAGCACCGACGGCCGACAAGCAAGGATATTCTGGCTGGTGGTTACAACTGCCAGCGCGAAATCCCGGAGCCGGTCGAGTGCGAGTTCTGCGGACGGAAACTGTACCACGAGGCCCTCGTGATGGGCCGAACGGTCCTCATGTTTGCCCCGTTCCCGCAGAGATGCACCTGTGAACAGGCAAAAGCCAAATGGGCGGAGGCGGACGCAGAGGAGGCCAGACAAAAGGCGGAGGCCGAGAAAGAGGCGGCGCAGGCCAAACGGCGCGCCAAAATCGAGAGGCTGCTCGGCAGGAGCGGCATCAAGAAACGCTTCCAGCAGCGGACGTTCGCCAACTTCATCCGGGACACCCCGGAGCGGCGGCGGTGCTACGACACGGCCAAAACCTATGCAGACAGCTTTCCACAGCGCGCAGAGCGTGGCGAGGGCCTCTACATAGAGGGAACATACGGAACCGGCAAAACGCACCTCGCGGCCGCCATCGCCTTGCAGCTCATAGGATGCGGCGTCCCGGTCGTCTGCAAGACGTCCGGCGACCTGCTGGCCGACATCAAGGAGGCTTTCGACAACAGCGACGCCACCGAGTACGAGATACTCAAAGCGTACAAAACGGTCGATTTGCTCATTGTGGACGACCTCGGGAAAGAGCAATGTACCGATTGGAGCGTGAGCACCCTCTACTCCATCCTGAACGACCGGTACGAGGATATGAAGCCGACCATCATCACGACGAACTACAACGCCGACGAGCTGGTGCGAGCACTGACCCCGAAAGGCGGAGACGGCACAAAAGCCCGGGCCATCATAAGCCGCCTGCGGGAGGTCTCAACGGTCATCACGATGGCGTGGCCCGATTATAGAACAGGAGGCAGCAGACGTTGAAGTACATGAAATTAACTGACGAGCAAAAAGAACGGCATCCATCAATCCATTATACCGGCAGCGTCCGAGGCATGAAAAAGCTCGGATATTGGGGCAAACATGATGTATGCGTTCGGTGCGGTCAGTACATCTACAACATCTCTATTTGGCTGGACCCGAACCGCTCGAATAAGACCGAAAGGCCAAAAGAGGAGCTGCCGCAGGCGTATTTGGATATTCTCGAGAAACGTGAATGGAGCGTTTGCGATTATACGGACGACGGCCGCGTTGAGCTCGAGTGGTATTCACCGGCCGGAGAGGACTTCATTGTCTGCGTGAAAGTCGAGAACTTCCCGGACGAGATTCTGGACTACTCCGACAGCTTTGACCCGGACGAGCATATTGCGATGTGGATTGAGGCAAAGCAGAACGGTACGAAGGGCGTTCCGGGCGCGCGGCAGATTGTCCACGACGCGGAGGAAATCGAGAAAGAGCTTGACGAGCTCGCATTTGAATTGCAGGAGGCAGAGAGAAAATTATGGCTTACAGATATTACAGCACACGCCGCCCGCTGATGGTGGGCGGAATCCCCTCTACGGAGAGCGTTACCGAAATCGTAAACTTCGAGAGCGGTCGGACCTATTGCGAGGAAATCGACAATAAAGCATGGGGCTACATTGAGTACGCCACACCGCTCGACCCGCAACAGGCATCCGATTACGAGCTGGTTTTGGCCCCGCAGAAGCCCTCTATCCCTAAACCGCCGCTGAACCGGCAGGAGGTCTACCATGAGTGAGGTGAAAATCAAGGAATTGGACAAGAGCCTCATTCATCAGGCGAACAGCAACAGCATGAGCGGCCAGCGCGGCGACATTTCGGCCCACGAGTACGAGGTCTACTGCCAGAAAGTTATGAGCTGGAACATCCCGGACAGCCGCAAGCAGAAAATCGTGGACCAGATTTATGCCAAGTGGAGCGAGCAGCTCCGGCACGAGGCAGCCCATGTGAGCGTCGCCGTCGCAGGACCGGCGCGGTACAACGCAAAGAAGCTGGACCACAGCGACACCATTCTCCGCCTTTCCTCTGAGTTCGTGGAGTGGTTCAACGGCCTGCAGGAGCAAGTCTGGCAGGGCCGTATCGAGGACAAGGACGCAAAGGAGATTGCGCGGCTGGTCGATGACATCAAATTCTGCATCGAGCGGACGACGCTTAATCCTACCGCGAGCCTATGCGAGCTCGCCAACAAGGACCCGGAGCTCTTCATGGAGTATTACGAGAAGCTCCATGAAAAGTACCGCTGGCGCAAGAACAGCGTCATCGCCAAGCTCTACGCGGCCGGGAAAGAGGGCAAACTCGCAAAGCTGAACCGGCAGAAGTTTTTCGAGGACGAGAATCTCGTCGCCTACACGATGGGCGACCGGGCGTACATCAAGTTCGTTATGAAGCCCCGGCAGCAGCTTATTGTGGCACTCAAGAGCCGGAAATGGTGGTGGAACAGTAACGAGGAGGCGTGGAGCACATACCTCAACAAGCTGGACAAAGAGTGGGTGCAGAGCATCAGCACCCGGTACGCTGATTATGTTTGAGGAGGACGTCATGAAGCGACTTATGATTATCGGCCTGTGGCCGGACGACGCGGTCAATTATTGCACCGAGAAATGCGACTGCCGCAGGTACGCATTCGACCGGATACTTTACCACAGGGGAGGACGAGCTGCCCGCGAGCGCATCTGCATCCCGGTAGTGGACAGGAGCGGAGCGGTAACGACGTACCTCGACCTGCCCGTAACGCTCCTTGAGGCGGGCGTCGTTTATCTCCGCCTCGACGACGGTAGCGACATTTTTTTGAGTAACACACAGATGGCGTTAATTGCCAACGAAGTCGAGAGGCAGCGCGCAGAGTGCGCAGGAACCGGCCTCAAGACGCTCGGGAAATGGTTTGAGAGCGGCCTCCCGACCGCAGAGGACTATCTCGAACCGGGCGACAAGGTAGACGAGGACCTGATTGGCTACTTTCTTGACGTCTTACCGCCACGCACAAACCGCGCAGGCCTGTTGCAGGTGGGCGGAGAAATCAGCACCGCAAAGGATGTCAACGGACGCTGGCAGCCGACCTACCTTACGTTCAAGCGACAGGGCGGCACATGGCGGTACGCAGGACGGTGTTTTGAGGGCTCTGCGGAGCCAGTTCAGAAGTACCAGTCCTCGCTAGAGAGGATGATGCTTACACGCTGTAAGCTACTGGGAGTTGTAGCGCAGGAGGTTGAAGCCTGATGGACTACAAGGACAAAATCCGAAAGCTCCTCGCCCTCGCAAAGAGCCCGGAACCGGAGGAGGCGAAGTTCGCCCTGCTCAAGGCCCGCAAGCTCATGGCGGAGCACAAGCTCAGCGAGCGGGACCTCGAGGAACGGAACACTACGGTCATAAAACGGGCCATCCGCGAGACGTTTTCCAAGAAAGCAAACTCGTGGATGGACCCGCTCTCAATCGTTATTGGAGAAAACTACTGCTGCTCGGCGTTTCGATGCAAAATTAGCGCAAAAACAACCGTTTGGCACGTCGGATTCATCGGCTTGGAGGGCGATATTGAAATCTGCGTAAAGATATTCCGGTATGCGGTCCGGTGCATTAAATCGGAGCAGAAGAAGCTCCGCAAACAGCACCGGGACTATTACACACCGCAGGAAATTGCAAAAATCTGTGATTCCTACGGCTATGGGTTCGCCAGAGGCGTATACGAGGCGTTCACAAGACAGAATGAGGAAAATCAAGAATACGGCCTTGTGCTGAAAGTTCCGAAAGAAGTTAAAGACGAGCTCGAAAAGATTGGACCGCCGAAAGAGTTCAAAAAGACGCCCCAGCCAAAGACTGTTGGAGAGCTCGACGCAGCATGGCGCGGCATAGAGGACGGCAGGAAATTCGACCCGTCAAACAAGCTGGAAGAAAAGAAACAGGAGGCATAACCAACATGGCAAGTACGAAGTTTGAAGTCTCGATGGAAATTTTCAAGTTTCAGGGAGAACCGGATGTGAGCGTCACGCTGACCGGCAAGAGCCCCACAGAGCTCGAGACCGCACTCAAAACGCTCGAGACCATCGCCAAGACCACGACGCTGTACGACGGCAACAGCGCACCGGAGGCGGAAAAGAACGTCCCCAACGAGCCGCAGCAGGCAGCCCCGGTAGTTTCCTCGGCTGATAAGAAAGCCCCCCCCGAGAAGCCGGTAAGCTGGCTTACGCCCGTCGGCGCAAAGGGGCTCATGCTCCTGCGCTGCCCGAAATGCAAGAGCGAGTTTGTACAGTTCTTGCGCGAACCGCAAACGACCAACGAGTGCCGGAAGTGCGGCGCGAAAATCCCGCTGGACGCGCTGGCACGGTTCGAGTTCACCTGCCCGGCCTGCAAGAAAGTGAGCTACGGCCGGACGAACATCGAGGATGCAGAAATCACAAACCAGAAATTCTCCTGCGTCTGCGGCCGGAGCATACCGAAGCTCACGTGGAACCCGGCCAAGCGTTGCTATACGGCGTAAGGAGGGCTGGATGATGAAAGCACTGACCCACAACATCCAGCAGGAGCGCGAGGACCAGCGCGACCGCTCCGCCCAGCTCTTTATGTGGTGCATCGTCGTCTCCATGCACCAAGACGACGGTATTGGCGCATCACGCCTCCTGCGGGCGTGTAACGAGATGGACGCTTTTGAGAAAAAATACCAGACGGCCATCCTATACGGCAGCAGCAAGAACGCAACGGACGCCATGAGGGAGAACCTCAAAGGCATCTGTGATTTTGAGGTCCGGCTGCCGGTTGACCGAGCTCCGAGAGGACGCCGGGAGGAGCAGCTCCGCATGGCAAGCAATCAGGGCGCAGAAATCGCGTGGCTTGTTATGGCGGCCACCTGTCACGAGACGTTCGGCTACGGGAGAGACCGGCTGGCGCGCCTCAAGCAGAACTCCATGAACAACTACAAGCAGTACCTCGAGTGGGAAAAAGAGGATAAGGACCTCGCCCTCGACCGTCTGCGCAGATGCGTACAGGACGCCCTCAAAGAGGACCTCCGCGTCACTGACACCGACGACCGCAAGGGGATGCTTTCGACCCCGGGCAGAGGCCCCAGCGTATACGAGACGGCCGCTGTCTACTCGGAGATATTCAGGAGGGCCAGAGCAGCCCGGGCAGTGGCTCCGCTCGCGGTATACAGCGCAGCGAAGTACGACGAAACCATGACGGCCGCCCGGAAACGGGCCAGCGTTATGCTCGGCTTATGACTATCTGCCCGAAAGAGTGCCCGGACAGACACCCGGGATGCCACGACCATTGCGAACGGTATGCGGAGAACAAGGCGGCATACCAGAAGATGAAGCAGGAGTACGACGGGAGCGTCCGAAACCCCTACTGCCGTAGGTGGACGCACCGAGCCATCGTGCGCAGTTTCAAGAAGAAATTCAGGTAAAGGAGTGGTGACTATGTACGAGGTTCTTTTAGAGCTTGACGACCTGCTGGAAACCTTAACTTACTGGCTTTCCTTTGCGGCCGTCGCCTTGTCAGTAATAGTTGTTGTGGCCTATGTATGGTGCAAGGCCGCCGAGCAGAAAGCAACCCGGGCGGAGCCCCGGAAAAGAAAGGATGGGATGACATGAAACAGAGCGAAAAGCTCACGCAGCTCCTTGAGCTCATGCAGGCAAACCCGGAGCTCCCGGTCATTCCCTGTGTAGATGGGGATGTTGTCAGCGGCGACGAGTATTACTGCTGGCTTGGCTCATGGGGAGAGAGCGCGGTTCAGGAGTTCGTCATCGGCAGAGAGAGAACCTACTACCGGGAGGACGATATTTCAGAGATGAACGACGTCCTCTGTGAACACTATGACCCGGAGCTCGTGGACAACATGACGGAGGAGGAGACGCGGGCGGCGTACAACGCGCTCCCGTGGAAGAAAGCCATCTTCGTCGATGTTCACCAATACAAGGAGGAACCGGATGCCGAGGTATGATGTGTTCCTTGAGGGCAGGGCAGAGAGCTCCACCTGCTACTTCGGCGTCGCAGTCATGGCAGACGACCAAAAAGAGGCGGAGTACCTCGGACACGAAGCAGGGCGGAAGAAACACCGCGAGTGTGACGAAATCGAGGTCGTCGGCGTTATGCCGGTGATTTCAGCCCGGAACGCCGGAAAAGGGAGGCTCTGCCAGCGCATTCCGCTCAAAGAACGCGCTTTGAAGTTTGTAAAGGAGGCTATCAAAAATGGAAGAAGTAAGATTGATTGACGCGAACGCTTTGCACAAGCGCATCGAAATGAATCTCCATGCCAGTAACCCGTTCACTATTGAAGAATGCTGCTATAAGGACGCCCTGAACAGCGTGGATGAGGCTCCCACCATCGACCCAGAGAGCCTGCGCGGTCATGCCAAGTGGGTGAAGGACAAGGAATTGAAGTTTATCATCGTCGATGATGAAAACAACAGTCACGAGGAACCGGCAATTCGCTGCACCCATTGCAATGCCAAAATTTCGCAAAGCGATTTCGACAGCTGGGCCTGGAACTTCTGCCCGGTCTGCGGGTTCAAGATGGAGGATGAAACGGAGGAGCAACATGAAACCGATTAACGCAGAGGAAATCGTCCGTGTATTCAACGGCTGGCTCGAGGAGGCGGACAGCCTCGCAGAGCGGGAGGCCATCGAGTGCTGCATCGACCACATTCGGGACGCCCCAGCAGTCAGTCAGCAGGAGCTCCGCAGCTATATGCTGCCGTGGTTCAGCCCATTCGCGGCTCCGTGGTGCGGGAAGATTCAGCGCGCTTTCCCGAAAGCCTGCGTCACCATGAACTTCGAGCTGATTCTCGTCCCGAGGACGAACACATACATCAACCTCAACCACTGCAGCACCCCGGACGAGTTCAAGGCGGAGGTCATCGAGGGTGTATCGCGGTTTGCGTTCAAGGCGTTCACAAAGCCGCTGCGCAAGGAGCATCTCGACGGCATCAACAAGCTGCTCGACACCAAATTCACGCCGGAGGACATGGAGTACATCTACACCAACCTCGGCAACGGCATCAACCACGAGCTGTGCATGAAGTTTGTCAAGAGCGGGTATGACCTCAAAGTAATCGAGGAAAGCGTATGAACTGCCAATTTTGCGAAGATTACGAGTGGAGCAAGAAGCACAGGCCAAAGACCGGCAGAGAGTTATACACAAAGTATTACGTCTGCCTTTATGAGAGAACCCTCAGAAAGGGCTGCGGGCTTGCCTCAACCTACACTCACAAAAGACGGCCGCTGAACTTCTGCCCGGAGTGCGGCCGCCAGTTGAAGAAAACAAAAAAGGAGGATGAAACGTGAACGGAGTCATTCGGGGCCGATGCCCGAGGTGTGGCGGGAAAATTATTTATTCGGAATTTTACCAGAACGCACGGGACTACACAATCCGAAAAGACGGAAAAGTTCCGAAACACTATGTATCCAGAAGCGGAGAACTAAGCGAGAGCGTAGCGGCCTGTGAAAACGGTTGCGGCGCATACTGGGAAGATGAAGATTTTTCCATCGGGCAAGACGGGATGTTCTACGACAATAAATACACGGAGGATGGGCAGGAATGAAAGAAAGACAAGTAGAGATCCTGCCCTGCCCGTTTTGCGGAGCGAATCCGTGCCGCATTGCAGAAAAAAGGGAGGTCGTCAATACCGAAACCGGTGAAGCGATAAGTAGTAATATCGGCATTACGTATTGGAAGCATCCCGAAACGCCTGATTGCGTTTTGGGATTCGGGATGTTTTTTCTCGACACGCCAGACGACATCCAAAGGTGGAACAGCAGAACCGATAAAGCAAAATCTAACCCCGAAACTTGAAAATGATTCAAGCGCATTTCAATCTTTAACCATCAAATTTGAAAATTGGAGGATAAAATTTATGTTTCCGCAGAGAAGAATGACGACCGACACCCCGGATGGGAATTATGAGCAGGCTCTCAACCTGTTCGTGCGCGGCGAGGACGGCTGGGTGCAGATGCCCAGCCGGAGCATCAGCCTCAACGACTACATGAAGCAGCTTATCAAGGCGCACAACGCAGATATTGACACCGAGGGAACTCCGGAGGAGTTCGACATGACCCTGTGCGAGCATCTGTTCGACGGCCCGGAGACCATCGAGGGCCTGCTTGCAGAGCACTACACCCTCTCGTGGGCTCTCGCCTCGTTGCGCGACAAGCTCAAGCACTACGAGGACGCGCTCATTCCGGAGATTATGCCGGAGGGCTTGCAGACCATCGACCGCGCCATCGGCACTTACGGCAAAGACGCCCAGCTCACCAAGGCTGTGGAGGAAATGTCGGAGCTCACCAAAGCCCTCTGCAAACTCAAAGAGTGCAAGCGCAAGTATGATACCCCGTTTAACAGGGAGACGCAGGAAGTACACTCGAACATCGAGGAGGAAATTGCTGATGTTTTCATCATGCTGGTGCAGCTCTTTGCAATTTTTAACCCTCACGAGCTGGTAAACATCACGAAAGTCGTATGGGACAAGCTCGACCGGCTCAAGGACAATCTGGACAAAGAGGCAGCAAAGCAGGAGGCCAGCGATGCCGGAAAAGAGTGAGTTCGACAAGGCACTCGGCGAGCTGTACGACCTGACCGAGTGGGAGGACGCGGAGGCGGCCATCCGGGAGCTCCACGCGCGGGGGCCGGAAATTGAGAAGCTCTATCTCGACAGCAAGATTCTCCCCGGAGAGCTGCGAGCCCTCGTTATGGTGAGTAACTGCCTCGAGCGTGAGTTTATCCATCGGCAGCTTGCCACCGGGCAGCCGCTTCACATGAATGTTTTATAGGAGACAGCACAATGAGAGATGATGGTATGTTTTGCCCGTACAAGAAAAGCACGAAACGGGAAGTGAGCTACTCGTGGATTAGCCGGACCGAGATTACAACGGAGCGTTTCGGCTGGTGCTCGGAAAAGAAGTGCATGGCCTATGAGGATGGCCGCTGCAAGCGGCTGGAAAGAGAGGGAGCCCAGTGAAGAAAAGGAACTGCCGGATGACCGGCGAGGAGAAGAATGTACATGAGCGCGCCGTGAAGCTGCGCAAGATGACCGACGACAAGCTCGTGGAGCACATCGACCACATCCGGGAAGAGGCTTACAACACCGGCTACTCCGAAGCCGAGGCCCAGCGCGCATCGACCCCGGCCCCGGGCAAGACCCTGCCGCAGCTCCTCGAGCAGCTCAACGCCGGAGAGTGCAAGGGCATCAAGAGCGCGACCGCCTACAAAATCGAAGAGTTCGCCCGCCAGCAGGGCTACCTCGAATGAGCGGCGCGGTAAAGAACCCGCTCCGGGCATTGCAGGGAGCCCGGAGCCGCGCGCAGGGCGGGCAGCTCGAGGAGAGAATCGAGGCATCCTGCACCCGGCTGGCGGAGGCAGGCCGCGCGGACATCAGCAAGACACCGGAGCCCATGCGGCCGGTAAGCCAGCCGAACAAAACGGGCCAGTTCCGCGCAGTCTACACCAAAAAGGCGGAACCAGACTTCAAGGGCGTCATGCTCGGCGGCCGCGCGGTGATGTTCGAGGCAAAGAGCACCGGGACCGGCAGGCTGAACAAAGACCGCGTTCTCCCGGAGCAGGCCAAAAAGCTCGATTCCTACGAAGCCCTCGGCGCGCACTGCTTCATCGTCGCCACATTCGACGGGCTACGGATGTACAGAATCCCGTGGACAGTCTGGCGCAGCATGAAGCAGCGGTACGGCCGGAGCTATGTCACGGAGCCGGACCTCAAGGAATACGCGGTACGGTTTGGCCCGGGCTTTACCCCGGACCTGCTGCGGGACATCCCCACGATGGACGACATCGACCAGCTCTCGTGCGCGAGCGACGTGCTCACGGCGTTCTGCGGGATGTCCTACGGGACGAAGCCAGAGACGGACGAGTGGCGCGCGGCCGTGTGCAGGTTGAGCCGCCTGATGAACTGGACGACGCCGGAACGCTTTATGCTGGTGAACGAAATACGGAGGGAGCAGCCGAACATGGAAAACCCGATATTCACATTTATGGGCGTTCCCATCACGGAGGACAGCGCAAGCAAGCTCAAAGAGGCCATGAAGAAATGCGGCGTCTCCGCGCTCGAAGTGGCGGGAGTTTGCGAACGCTTTGCAAAAATCGCCCGGGCCACACTCGATGAACTGCCGGACGGAAACAAAGAGGAGGAGCACGATGACTGAGCAGGAAATTGTGATAATGGCAGCAGAGGTGGCGGCAAAGGCGGCTGTCGCTGCCGTTCGGGCCATCTTAGGGAAAGAGATACAGGAGAGCGTCGAGGCCGCTGTGACGGACGCTGCCCGCCTCGGAGCGGAGGCCAGCATCAAGGCCGTGGAGCAGGAGCGCAAGAAGTTCCGGGACGGCCGGAGCGACCGGAGATTCCGCAATACCAAGCTCCTGCTGCGGAACTATACCGTGCTCAACGCCAACTGCTCCCACGCAGTATACGACGCGGCCAGCGCGGCCACCGGAGAGGAGAGCGTCGAGGAAATCGTGGAGGCACTGGACGAGCTGCTCGAGGAGAATCTCAAGGTCGAGAGTATTATGAAGTCGGCAGCCCGGACGCAGCTTATCATGCGCCATGTGAACAGGATGCTCGGAATCTACAAGGTCGTCTGCGAAAACAGCGTAGACGAGGGCGAGCAGAGGCACTACCGCGTCATCGAAGCCCTCTACCTGAGAGACCGGCCGCTCTCACCGACGGCCGTAGCGGAGCGGGAAAAAATCGACAAGCGGACGGTCTACAAGGATGTGGACGCGGCTTGCGCCACGCTCTCCGCCCTGATTTTCGGCATTGACGGCATCAAGAAAGCCTGACGGCACGAGACGGACGACCCGTTTCGGGGCAAAAACACGGCATTGACAAGGCACTATACGAGTGCTAAACTACAAAATGTAGAATACCAACAGCAAAAAGAAATCCCCTAAACCCATAATTTTTTCTCCTATTTGACGGGAGCCGCCTTGCGCAGGGCGGCTCCTCTTTTTTATGCGCAGGAGCGACCCGAAACGGGTCACGGAGGAACGGCAGATGAAAATTATCACTCTGCCGGTGAGTGACCTCCATCCGGCGGACTACAACCCGAGGAAAGACCTCGCACCGGGCGACAAGCAGTACGAAAAGCTGGCCCGGAGCATCGAGACCTTCGGCTACGTTGAGCCCATCGTATGGAACCGGACCACCGGCAACATCGTAGGCGGCCACCAGAGGCTCAAGGTGCTGGTGCAGAATGGATACACCGAGGTACAGGTGGTAGAGGTCGAGCTCAACGAGCAGGAGGAACGCATCCTCAATGTTTCGCTCAACAAAATTTCCGGCCGGTGGGACAACGAGAAGCTCACCGCGATTCTGGACGAGCTGAAAGAGCAGGGCGAAATGGCCCTCACCGGCTTTGATGACTGGGAGCTCGATGCTCTCAAGGTTACATACGACCACATCGAGGACCTGCTGAACGAGGACTTCTCCGACACCGGAAAGAGCGAGCCGAACAGCTACACCATGACATTCACCCTGCCCGAGGAGGTTCACGAGGCGATGGACAAGTACATCGACGAGAACCCTGCAGGCAAGGTTGAGCTGGCGCAGCTGCTCGTGAACAAGGCAAAGGGGCTTATCTGATGGAAATTATCAAAAAGAGAATCGCGGACATGGAGCGCGCGGAGTATAACCCTCGCGTGGAGCTCATGCCCGGCGATGACGAGTATGAGAAGCTCAAGAGGAACATTGACAGGTTCGGCGTGGTAGTCCCAGTAATCTGGAACAAGCGCACGAACCGTGTCGTGTCCGGCCACCAGCGTCTCACCGTGCTTATGAACGAGGGCGTCACCGAGACGGATGTCTCTGTTGTTGACCTCGACGAGACCGCAGAGAAGCAGCTCAACATCGCCATGAACAAAGTGACGGGCGAGTGGGACGAGGTAAAGCTCAAGGAGCTGCTGGACGGCCTCGGCGACGCGGCCCCGGAGACGGGATTCGACCTGTACGAAATCGAGGCCCTCGAAAACAACGTGGACGCTCTCGTAGACGGCGACTTTCTCGACAGCGAGCTCAAGAGCATCGAGGAGACGTTCAACATCTCGCTCAAGTTCAGCGCGGAGGACCGCGACGTCCTGAAAGAGTACATAAAGGACAACGGAAAAGAGGACCTTGTTGCCGTAATCGTCCAGAAGATTAGAGGTGAGATTTAATGGGCTGCAAATGCGGGAGCCAGATTATTCTCTGTAACCTGCCTGTGCGTTTCGACACCTATCGCGGCTGCTCACACGGCTGCCGGTACTGCTTCGCACAGAAGAAAAACGACATCAGCCACATCGAGCGCGACGAAAGCGTAGACGGCCTGCGCTCCTTTATCGAGGGCAAGCGCGGCAACGAAACGGAGTGGTGCGACTGGAACATCCCCATCCACTGGGGCGGCATGAGTGACCCGTTCCAGCCGGTCGAAAAGCAGATTCACGCCAGCTACGAGTGCCTCAAGCTGCTGGCGGAGACGAAATACCCGTTTGTGGTGAGCACAAAGGGCCGCCTCATTGCGGACCCGGAATACCTCGACCTGCTGGCACAGTGCAACTGTGTGCTGCAAATCAGCATGGTGTGCAGCAAGTACGACCGCCTCGAACGCGGGACGCCCAGCTACGAGGAGCGGCTCACCATTCTCAAGACGGTATCGGCCAGAGTGCAGCGCACCATCGTCCGCATCCAGCCGTATATGCCCGAGGTGTTCCATGACGTTATGAAGAACATCCCTCGCATCGCGGAGGCAGGAGCCTACGGCGTCATCGTGGAGGGCATGAAGTTCTTTAAGGCCAAACCCGGCATGACGAAAATCGGCGGCGACTTCTGCTATCCGCTGCCCCGCCTCCGGCACGATTTTGAAGCCATCAAGGCGGAGTGCCATCGGTACGGCCTGAAATTCTACAGCGGCGAGAACCGGCTCCGCGCGATGGGCGACAGCATGACTTGCTGCGGCATCGACGGCCTGCCCGGATTCCGGCCGAACGAGTATAACCTCTGTATGCTGATGAACGGCAAGAACCCGGAGCCGACGGAAAAGATGAAAGAAGTCGGAACAGGCGGACCGTTCAAGACGCTGAACCAGAGCGCGGGCAGCGGGCGCAAAATTGCAAAGCAGAGCTTTTACGGCCTGATGCAGGAGGAGCTTGCCAAAAAGACCGACTACCACAGAAAGGTGTTTGGACTGGATGAATGAGTACAGCCTGACGCCGGTTCAGGAGGTAGACGGGCTGCGCATCAAGCGGGACGACCTTTATGCCCCGTTTGGCCCCGGAGAGGTGAACGGAGGAAAGCTCCGGCAATGCGTGATGCTTGTGAACAGCGTCAAGAAGGACTACAAGAGCCTGCTGACGTATTGCAGCATCCACTCCCCGCAAGCACCCATCACCGCAGCAGTGGCCCGGGCGAACGGGATGCCGTGCAGAATCGTGTACGGCGGAACCACCCGGGAGAGCGTTGCGGCTCTGCCTATGCCCCGGCTGGCGATGAAATATGGGGCGTCCATAGTGCTCGCAGCACGTTCCGGCCGCCACAGCATTTTACACGCCCGCACAAAAGAGCTGGCGGCGCAGGAAAACAGCTTTATTGTCCAGTACGGCATCAATATCATCGGGTACGGCGACACGCTGCTAACCGCAGTTGCGGCGCAGACAGAGAACCTCCCGGACGATATAGAAAACCTCGTGATGACCTGCGGCAGCGGCATCACCGCCACAGGCGTGATGATAGGACTGCACAGGTACGGGAAACGGGTCAAGAGGATGCACCTCGTAGCCACGGCCCCGGACCGGCGCGGATTCATCCATGAGACCCTCAAAAAGTACGGCGCAGACCGAGAGTTTGAGTACCACGACCTTTTCCACAGCCCCGGATTCGTTTATGAGAAGCCCGCAGCGGCTACATGGGGGGGCATTCGCCTGCATCCTCATTACGAGGCAAAGACGATGCAGTGGTTTAGAAGCTCCGGCATCGCACCGGAAAGCACCCTATTCTGGATTACGGGCGCGGAGCCTCGCAGCCCGGGACAGAGCTGAAAGTGAGGAGAGGAGGACAATGCCGAATAGGACCAAAGACGACCTTTGGGAGCGTCAACCGGGCGAAAGCGCGCAGGCCTACGAGGCATTTGCCATCTACCGAGACATGGGCTCAAACAGGAGCCTACGGGTCGTTGCCGAACAGTTATCCAAGAGTGACACGCTTATCAAGCGTTGGAGCCGCGAGAAAAAGTGGGGAGAACGCTGCCGAGCGTATGACAACCATTTGGATGACGTAGCCCGACAAGAGGCACTCCGAAAGTACAAAAAAATGAGGACCCGCCACATCGGCATCGCCTTGCAGCTCCAAGAGAAAGCCCTCGCGGAGCTCAAGAATCTGCCGGACGGGTCGATGACGCCAAAGGACATTATCCAGTTCCTCGACAAGGCCACAGAGCTTGAGCGGGATAACCGGATGGAGGAGGCAGGCGTCACGGCCGGAGGCAAGACGGCGGAGGAGCAGGAGGAAACCACGCTTTCCCTCGCCGATGAAATCGCGGCCGCATACGAGAACCGGAAACGAGGAGAACAGACATGATGACCCAAGAGGCTATCCTGTACTACGCAGACCACCCGGCTGATTTTGTCGAGGACCTGCTCCACGTTACGCCGGACAAGAACCAGCGCGCCATATTGGATTCTGTGGCAAAGAACCAGATGACGAGCGTCCGCAGCGGCCACGGCATCGGCAAGAGCGCGGTCGAGGCGTGGACCGTTATTTGGTTTATGTCAACCCGGCCATTCCCCAAAATCCCTTGCACAGCCCCGACGCAGCATCAGCTATTCGATATTCTGTGGGCGGAAATAAGCAAGTGGCTGCGCAACAATAAAGCCCTCGAGCGGGAGCTGATGTGGACAAAGGAAAAGGTCTACATGAAGCAGTACCCCGAGGAGTGGTTCGCTGTGGCCCGAACGGCCAGCAAGCCGGACGCCCTGCAGGGATTCCACGCTGACGACATCCTCTACATCATCGACGAGGCCAGCGGCGTGGACGACAAGGTGTTCGAGCCGGTGCTGGGCGCACTTTCGACGCCCGGAGCGCGGCTGCTCATGTGCGGAAACCCGACACAGTTGTCGGGCTTTTTTTATGACAGCCACCATAAGAACAGAGGCAGCTACACCACATTCCATGTTGACGGCCGGAACAGCAGCCGCGTCTCGGACGACTTCGTCAAAACCATCATCCAGATGTACGGCGAGGATTCGGACGTTTTCCGTGTTCGTGTCGCCGGAGAGTTCCCCCGGCAGGAGAACGATGTTTTCATCCCTCTGCCGCTCGTCGAAAAATCCATTATGACCGAATGGACGGAACCGACAAAGCCCGCCCACATCGACATCGGCTGCGACGTTGCCCGCTACGGCGACGACCGCACCGTCATCGGTTACAAGGTGGACGAAAAGGCCATGTTCTACAAGCGAAAGAGTGGGCAGGACCTTATGCAGACGGCCGACGACATCATGGAGCTCGGCCTAAAGCTCATGGAAAAGTACCGGTTCGACAAGGCTATCCCCATCAAGATAGACGACAGCGGCCTCGGCGGCGGCGTCACGGACCGTCTGCGGCGCGTAAAGCGCGAGCAGCCGGAGCGGTTCTGGTGGATGGATATTATCCCCGTTTACTTCGGCCAGCGCATACACCATGACTTTTACTACGATAGCACCACCTACATGATGAGCGTCGTAAAGAATCTACTTGCACCGCAGACGCCGGAGGGCGCACAGAAGCCCGTCCAGCTCATTCTCCCGAACGATAACGACCTCGTCGGCCAGCTTTCCACACGAAAGTATTCCATGACCGACGACGCCAAAATCCGCGTGGAGAGCAAGGACGCCATGAAAAAGCGCGGGATGCACTCGCCCGACGAGGCCGACTGCATCCTCCTGTTGTGCCTGCCGGTCAAACCCAAGAGGAGAGGAGACGTTAAGAAGTGAGCGACAAGAAGCAGCCCGCCCAGCAGCGGGTAAACGTCCGCATCGTTAAAGCGGACGACCCGGAGCAGCGCGGCGGGATGAAGCCCATCGCCAAAGCAGACGGCTCCCTGCAAATCTCGCCGGAGGAGGCGTGCACGGCAGGTATTTGGACAAAGCCGCCGTTCGACCTCCGAGGGCTTTCCAAGATGGTGGACGAAAGCACCATACTCCCGCAGTGCATCCGGGCCTACAAGTCAAACATCGCCGGATTTGGCATCGACATCCGGTACAAAGACGACTTTGCGGACGCGGACGAAACCCCGGAGATGAAAGCGGAATGGGACCGGGCGGCGGAGGTCGTCGAGATGCTCAACATGGAGCAGGAGAGCAATGAGCTCTTTGAGGACATCGTGGAGGCCCGGGAAACCTACGGCTGCGCATACGCAGAGGTCATCCGGGATATGGACGGGAACGTCATACAGCTCGAGTTCATCGAGGACACCCCCAGCGTGGAAAAGAGCCGGAGGCTGGACCCGCGCGTCGAGGTGACGTATTTCCACCGGGACCACACCGAGAACCGCATGAGGAAGTTCCGCAAGTATAAGCAGACCGTCAACGGCAAGACGGTCTACTACAAGGAGTTCGGAGACCCGCGAATCATGGACCCGACGAGCGGAGAGTACGTCACCGAGCTCGAGTTCAAGAGCCGCGCCAACGAAATAATCGAGTTCGCCATCGGGACCGCAACATACGGCAAGGTCCGGTGGGTTGGTTCCATCCTTACCGTAGATGGGGCCCGGAGAGCGGAGAGCCTCAACAATAACTATTTCCTGAACGGCCGACACACCCCGTTGCTGATTATGGTGAAAGGCGGCAGCCTGACGGACGATAGTTTCGCCAAGCTCAAGGAGTACATGAACGGAATCCGAGGCGAGGCGGGCCAGCACAGTTTTATGGTTCTGGAAACGGAGGCGGCAGACAACCGCACCGGATTCAACGCCGAGAACCGGCCGGAGGTCGAGGTCAAGGACCTTGCAGCTATCCTGCAAAAGGACGAGCTTTTCCAAGACTACCTCGAAAACAACCGGCGGAAGGTGCAGAGCGCGTTCCAGCTCCCGGACCTGTACACCGGATACACGACGGACTTCAACCGCGCCACCGCGCAGACCGCCATGGAAGTGACCGAGAAACAGGTATTCCAGCCGGAGCGGCGGCGTCTGGCGTGGGCCATCAACAACAGGCTGCTCAACTGCTATCAGTTCAAGTACGTCGAGGTGTTCTTCCGCGCGCCGGACGTTTCCAACCCGGACGACCTGTACAAGCTGCTGACCGTCTGCAACAACGCTGGCGGCCTCACCCCGAACAAGGCAAAGAGCGTCCTGTACAAGGCCCTCGGCGAGACCTCGGAGGACTTCCCCGAGGAGTGGGGCGACATTCCGCTGGCGTTTACCAACGCACAGCAGCGGGCCGCAGCCATCACCGTGGCTGGAAACGGCCCCAGCGTGGCGCAGAATGGCGGTTCTGACGCTGGCAAGAAAAACACACAACCGGAGACAAAGCCCGCACAGAACGCCAAGCAGGGCGGGCCTAGCGTAGAGGAACAGCTCGACGGCCAGATTCAGAAAGCGGCAGCCGCTAATGAGACGGAGCTCGTCGCCGTGATGAAAGAGGTCCGCCGCCTGCTGGCTGACATGAAACAGGAGGAGGGCGACGCGGAGTGAAGTGCTTACGCTGCGGACCCCTAATCAAGGCCATCGACGCATACCTCGCCAAAGCAGAAAACGACCTGTACGAGCAGCTCACGATGGAGGGATACCTCAAGGCAAAAGAGAGCCTGAACACCGTGGACGAAATCGAGGAGGTCGTGACGAAGCTTCTCGAGGACAACGCCGACGACCTGCTCAAGGAGCTGGCGGACGCCATCGACCTTGAAACTTTCTTCAAGGACAACTGGCCGAAGTTCAAGAACAAGAGCAAGCTGGCGCAGGACCTTTTCGACGTTTTCCATACTCAGTTTTCCACCATCATGCCGACGTATGTTGAGGCTTACGTCCAGAAAACGGATGCAGAACTCACCGTTACGGAGCTCACCAAACGGACAACCGATTGGATAAGCTCGTGGAGCAGCGACCTCGCCGACATTATGAAGCTGGACACCGAGACCGAAATCGAGGCAGTCCTGAAAAAGGGCCTGAACGACGGCAAGGGTATCAACGACGTCGCAAACCTCATTGCAGACAGCGGCATCCGCTCCCCGGGCTACCGCGCGCGGCGCGTGGCCCTGACGGAGGTACTCCGGGCGCACGGCTATGCGCAGCTCGAAAGCTACATCCAGAGCCCGGCCGTCGAGGAGAAGATGTGGAAACACACCGGAGCATACCGGAACGACCCGAGACAGAACCATGTGGATATGGACGGCGTCCGCGTCCCGAAAGGGCAGCCGTTCACCCTGATTGGAGCTGACGGAAATACCTACTACCCCATGACCCCACGAGACGTCTGCTTGCCGCCGAGAGAGAGCGTCAACTGCCATTGCCTTTTGCAGCCGGTAGTTAGTGAGGAGGTGCTCGGCCTCTCCCTTGAGGAGCGGCAGGCCCTCCAAGCGCAGGCCATCGCGGAGGACGACGGCGAGTGGGAGAAAGAGCTCGACGCGCAGAACAAGGCGCGCGCAGGCATCAACGAGGAGGACTACACATGAAAGTTACCATCGACGAAGCCCGAGTTGGAAAGCAGCCTATTCTCAAAATCGACGGCATCGAGCTGGCGAACATCGTAAACGGGTACACCCTGCACCATGACGCAGGACAGCCCGCAACGCTTGAATTACGGATTGCATTCGGAGCCGATTTATCCGAGATTGAGGCTCTGATTGAGAACCCCAACGTCAAAATCATTATGCCGGAGGAGGAGCCCCATGTGGAAAGCACTTGACCGCATCGTTTCGGCGATTATTCGCCGCCTTTTTAAGCCTAAGTACCATGTGGAGCGGGTCGAGAGATACCAGCTCCCCGGGAAGCTGCGCATCGTCAAGTGGTGCGCAGCACCGGCAGACGCACCGGAGGACGAGCTCCGGCGCATCTTCTCCATCGTAGACGAGCCCCAGTGCGATGATATGGTCGTTTGGTTCTATTCATCGCTTGAGGATATAGGCCGCAAGCCCTTTGACGTTGCGCTCCTTGAGCGCAGTGGCAAGGACGCATGGCCGACCATTAGACGCCCTACCTAGGGGCGTAGAGAGGAGGTGAGAAAACCATGAGCAAAATCGAGAAAGCATACGCCATCACAGATGCAAAGATTTCTTTTGTCAGCCTTGTAGACAAGGCGGCCAACAAGAAACAGTTCCTTATCACCAAGGCGGAGCACGGCTCCGCCTCTTTTGCTTCTTACGGCCGAATCGTCAACGCGGATGCTGATAGCCACTACATCACCGGCATTGTCTATGAGCCCCTCACAGAGGACGCCCACGGCAATTACATGACGGAGCAGGAAATCACCAAGGCCGCGTACTGGTTCGCCAAGAACGGCAATCAGGTGGATGTGCAGCACTCGTTCGAGCCGCTCGAAAAGGCGGCCGTCGTCGAGAGCTATGTCGCACCTTGCGATATGAGCGTCGGAGAGCAGGCCATCAAGAAAGGCACATGGATGATGACCGTCGAGGTGGACGACCCGGATATTTTCGAGAAAGTCCAGAAAGGCGAAATCACCGGCTTTTCCATGGGCGGCGTCGGAAAGTACAGCGACGAGGACGACCCGCTGCCCGATGACGGAGTGGCAAAGGCGGAGGAGCAGCCCGAAAAGGGTATGCGCGGCATCTTCAAGAAGATGGCCGCTGCCCTCGGCTTTGATGTTGTCGAGAAAGGCGAAGTTGCCGACAACTACACCAAGCGCATCCAGAGCGACAACTTCTGGACCGCGTTCTACGCGCTCAACGACGTTCTGTACCGGTACAACTGGGAGAATGACCATTGGGAGTTTGCGTCGGACGAGGAGACCATCCGAAACGCCCTGAATGACTTCAACGACATCGTCACCGAGCTGCTCACCAAAGGACAGCCCGTTGCAAAATCGCTCGAAAGCTGCGCCGTCATCAAGGCTGGCAAGGCCATGAGCAAAGCCAACCGCAGCACGTTGCAGTCCATCTACACAAACCTCGGGGAGTTCCTCGATAAATTCCCCGAAGAAGAACAGGAGGAAACCGAAGTGACCAAGAAAGAAATCGAAGATACCGTGGCGGCAGCCGTCGCCAAGGCACTGGAAACCCAGCAGAAGCCCGCGACTGACCCCGTCCAGAAAGCCGCAGAACCGGCAGCAGAGCCCGCAGGCCTGACCGTCGAGGCCGTCGGCAAGATGGTCGAGACGGCCGTCGCAAAGGCTCTCGGCCAGCAGGAGGAGCCCGAAAAGACCCCGGAGCTGCTGACCGCCGAGAATGTTGCGGACGTCGTCGCAAAGGCCGTTGCCAAGGCTGTCGCACCCGTCCGCAAGGCCGCAGGCCTGCCGACCAACCTGAACGATGATGGCGACCCGGAGGACCCTGTCGAGAAGTCCGAGCCGCACTATCTCGCTGGCATCCTGTAAGGAGGAACAAGCACTATGACCATGAGAAGCAATAAGGCAATCGTGAACGCAGCAGGCCAGACCATCACCACCGCCGGTCTGGCCGCTGGCGGCGCACTGAACCCGGAGCAGGCGAAGAAGTTCATTCAGCAGACTTTTGAGGCCACTCCGCTGAGCGGCCTCGTCCGCCACGAGCTGCGCAGCGCAAAGACCGGCGAAATCGACAAGATTGGCGTCGGCCGCCGTCTGCTGCGCAAAAAGACCGAGAACACCGACGACGGCTACCGCTCCGGCGTGAAGCATGGCAAGCTGGAATACGCTTGCACCCCTGTCCGTCTGCCGTGGGAAATCACGGAGGAGACCCTGCGCGAAAACATCGAGGGTTCCAACTACGAGACCATCGTCACCAACCTGATGACCCGTCAGATTGGCTGCGACCGCGAGGACCTGTGCCTGAACGGCGACGAGCGGTATGCCAAGGTCAAGGAGTTCAGCTCCTCTGAGACCTACGCTATTGGCGACCTCGTCGCATACAACAAGAAGGTCTACCAGTACACCGCAGCCCACACCGCAGGCGCATTCAACGCAGGCGAGGCCACCGAGCTGGGTACTGTCGATGACGCCGACTTCCTCAAAGTGAACGATGGCTGGGTCAAGCAGTTCAAGGAGGGCGGCCACGTTGTCGATGTGTCCGGCATCAACTCCGGCGCAATGGTTCTGGATGTGTTCTACAAGGGCCTGCGCGCAGTTCCCGACAAGTTCAACAACGGCTCTCTCCGCTGGCTGATGTCCCCCCACCGCCGTCAGGAGTGGGAGCGTTACATCCTGAATCAGGCAGTCACCGCAGGCGGCATCATCACCGACAAGCGCGTCGAGAATCCCGCCAGCGTTCCCGTCATCGAGGTCCCGGCCCTGCCCGACGATGTCATCATGCTGACCGACCCGAAGAATCTGGTCGTCGTCAACTCCTACGGCGTCGTCATCCGCAAGACCACGGAGGGCCCGGAGGCCATCTATCAGGACAAGCGTTTCTATGTCGTGCATTTCGACTTCGACACGCTGGTCGAGGAGCTGGACGCAACGGCCATTGTGACCGGTCTGGCATCCATCTGATAGGAGGCAGGACGCTATGCACCTTAGACTGATTAAGGGCCTGTCCTACGATGGCGTTGTGCGCGCCTCTGCTGCGCATCCTGACGTCTTTGTGGACGACCCCGAGAAATATACCGCGCTGCTGGAAAGCGGTTATTTCAAGGCTCTCCCTGACGCTCACACCGTAACCGGCCATCTGGACGCCGACTTCCTCGGCGAGATGGACGAGGAGCAGCTCAACAAGCTGGCCGACGATATGGGCGTGGACACCACCGGCAAGGACAAGGCGGAGGTCATTGCAGCCGTCGCCGAGGAGCCCGTGGAAGTCCCCGACATTTCCAAGATGAAGCTCGACGAGCTTAAGGAATTTGCCGAGGACAACGGCATCGACCTGACCGGCTGCACCACTAAGGCCAGCATTTTGCAGAAGATTCAGGAGTATGAGGCGGATGCAGCCGCAGCGGCCGCCATCATCTCCCCGGAGGGCTGATGGCCGAACGGCCATGGGTCACGCCGGAGGAACTCAAAGAGTACACAGAATTTGAGGAAGTAAAGAACCGCGCCGACAGCAAGCTCAAAATTGACATCTCCCGGGCGGAGAGCTGGGTCATCGACTACTGCAACAACAGATTCGACGACCCGGAGAAATACCCCGAAATCCCGGAGAATGTCAAGACGGCGGTCCTCCTTATCGCGGAGGCATGCGCCCACAATGCCGTTGAGCAGACCAAGGTCCGCCTCAAAAGCGAGACCTTTGACGACTACTCCTACACGGCAGAGAGCAGCATCATAGACGTCGGGAAACTGGGCGTGGAGAGCCTGCTGGACGATTACGTCGTCGTGCAGCCGCTCAACGGCGTCACGATGCGGTTAAGGAGCCTCTGAACCAATGGCTATTGAGGACTTCTTTGACCATCGTTGCAGTATCTACCACACCCAGCAGGAGAGCACGAGCCCCGGCTACGGGCTCCCCGGCTCCCCCAAGTTCAAATACCCCAAACAGCCGGACCTCGAGGAAGTTCCGTGCCATTTCGGAGTGCGTAGCGCGTCCATCCAAATCGCCCAGCAGCAACCGCAGAACGATATGGACAGCGACATAAAGCTCACGCTCCCGGCAGGAACGGACATCAGACTCAACGACAAAATCGTCAGCAGCGAAACAGGGCTCGAATACACCGCAGGTCAACCGCGAAACATCCGAGGGCATCACATGACGGTAAAGATATACCGCACAGCCCAACAGAGGCCATTGTAATGGCGCAGGTGACATTCGACACAGTAGAGCTCGAAAACTTCGTGAAACGGCTCGGAACGGCCGCGCAGGGCGATTTTAAGCGGGCACTGAACAAGTTTCTTGAAGGGCTCGGCATTGAGTTCCTACGCATTCTGCAAGATGAAATCGTTCGCCGGAACGTGCTGGACTATCGGCTGCTGCTCCACAGTTTCCAAAAAGGCGACGGGGAGAACGTCTGGACACTCGACGAGAACGGCCTGACCCTTGAGGTCGGCACGAACGTCGAGTACGCCAAGTTCGTAAATGACGGCCACTGGACCAACCCGAAAGGGATAGAGAGGCGATTCGTTCCCGGACACTGGGAAAAGGCGAACGGAAAGGACCGCTTCATCTACACCCCGGGAGAGAAGACCGGGATGGTCCTAAAAATGAAATGGGTGGAGGGCTCCCACTACTGGGAAAGCTCCATCAGAATCCTAGAAAAGCTCTACCCGGAGCTGCTCGAAAAGAAGCTGCAGAGCTGGCTGGACGAGTATTTCAAGGATTTTTTGTGAGGTGAAACCTATGGCTGCCCTAGAGCAGGAAATCGCAAGCGTTATCCGCTTTATCCTCGATTCCGTACCCGGGATTACGCCCTATTACTGGGACATCCCGGAGGGATTCGTCGTACCCTCTGTTTTCTTTCCGCAGCCGGAGCTCACACCTCTCGGCGACACGTTCGCGTCCTATGCGGTGGAATATGACTGGTACATCAAGTTTTTCGCCAGCACGGACGAGGACGCCTACGCAAGCGCGGCAGCGGCCTTGAACGCCATTTGCGCAGCCCGCCTGCTTGTCCCGCTCATTGACGAGGCGGGAGCAGCGGTAGGAGGCGGAGTACGGCTCAAAGACCCCGGAGGCGTGAAACGGCTGGACACAGGCACAGCCCAGCTCACACTCCACTGGGACAGCCGCCGTCCGTACAACAGGGTGGATTGCCAGAAGGTGATGCACTACAACCTCGACCTCAAAGCGGCCGAGGAAAAAACTGAATAGGAGGTATCTGCATGGCAGAGAAGAACGCGAGCGCGGCACAGACCGCGCAGAAGTTCCCTATTGAGCGTCTGGCAAAGGCTTGCCGGACGCTTTTTCATGTTTCGGCCAGCACGTTCGCCGGTGCCACGGCGGGCATGACTGGTGAATACACCGTCGAGGAGATGCGGAAGCACATCGACGAGTGGCTCGGAAAGGAGGCCGTTGTTTAATGGCAGGCGGTAAATACGATAAGCTGGCGGGAAAGACCCGCCCGGGCACTTACATCAACTTCGAGAGCGACCGCAACGACACCGTCGGCAACTCTGAGCGCGGCATCGTGCTGCTGCCCCTGATTGGCTACGACTTTGGCCCCGCCAAGACGCCCATCACCCTGACGGCAGCGGCCCCGGATGCTTACAGTGTGGAGCTCGGCCGCAGCGTCTACGACGCGACCAACGATAAGATGCGCCTGATTCGTGAGGCATTCAAAAAGGCTTCCAAGGTCATCGTCTACATCACGGAGAGCGGCACAGCCGCAACCGGAACCGCTGCTCCGCTGACCGTAACGGCCAAGTACGGCGGCACTCGCGGCAACGATATTCACGCCTCTGTCGTCACAAACCCCGTCGGCGGCTTTGACGTCACCGTGTATTTGGATGCTGACGCCACCGCTGTGTACGAGGGCGTCAAGACCGTCGAGGAGCTTATTGCAGCCGCAGCAGACGACAAGCTGGTGAAGTTCACCGGTACGGGCGACCTGAAAGCGGCATCCGGCGTGAAGCTGGCAGGCGGCACGAACGTCACCAGCGCAAACGGTGACGTCACCGCGTTTGTGGACAAGATGGAGGGCATCAAGTTCAATACTCTGTGCTTCCCCGTTACCGATGCTACGTTGCAGACCGCAGCCATCACCAAAATCAAGTATATGCGCGAGAGCATGGGCAAGGGCGTGAATGTGGTTCTGCCGGACGCAAAGAGCCCCGACCACGAGGGCGTCATCAATGTCACAAACTCTGTTGTTGTTGACGGCGTTGAGCTGACCCACGCGGAGGCCTGCGCATTCGTTGCGGGCATCACCGCATCCGCAAGCTGCATCAAGTCTAACACCTACGAGGTCTACAACGGCGCGACCGGCATCGTGGACCCCAAGGACAACGAAGCAGCCATTGCGGCCATCAAGAACGGCGAGATGTTCTTCTCCTACTCCGAGGCGGGCAACGTCATCATCGAGTACGACATCAATTCTCTGGTCTCTTTCAAGAAGCCCAAGGACAAGACGTACAGCAAGAACCGCGTTATCCGCACTCTGGACGCTATTCAGGAGGCCATCCAGAATAACTTCCCGCCCAACAAGTACGACAACAGCCCGACCGGCTACGCCGCTATGAAGGGCATCGGCCAGTCCATCCTCAAGCAGTACGAGGATATGGGGGCCATCAAGAACGTGGACTATGACGCGGACTTCAAAATCGACGAATCTTTGAGCAGCGGCGACGAGGTTTATTTCATCGTCGCAATCCAGCCTGTGGATTCTGCCGAGAAGCTGTTCTTCACCGTCAAGACCCGCTAAAGCAGCAGGAGGTAAGTTATGCAGTACAACAAAAACCCTATTAGCCTCCGCGAGGGCCATGCGCTTATCGACGGCGTCGAGGTCATGGACGGCGTGAAGATGACTATCAACTTCACCCCGGAGACGTGGACCGGCCGCCAGTTGAACGAAACCACTCCGTCTACCCGCTGGGTTGGCGCGACCATCACCGGCAGCATGACCCGTCGCCGGACCAACAACTGGCTCAAGACCAAAATCAAGGAGTATCAGGCAACCAAGGCGACGCCCGAGTTCGTGATTCAGGGCATCATGGACGACGCTAATTCTGACTACTATGCAGCCCACGGCTCCGATGTCGTGACCTGCGTCGGTTGCGTCCTGACTGGTGACCTGCCCCTGACCGCACTGGATGCAGAGAGCGGCAGCGTGGTCGATGACGTCATCAACTTCAACATCAAGAACATCATCTAACCTCCCGACATTTTGGTCGGGAGCATACAGGCGAAGCCTCTCCTAGGTGGAGGGGCTCCGATTTTTATTTTGGAGGAGACAGCTATGAGCAAGAACCTGAAATATTTTATGCGCGAGGCAGCAGAGGTGGAGAAGGTCGTCACCGTACCGGCCCCGGAGAGCTTTAAGGACGAGAACGGCAAGGTCATCCAGCTCGAGGTCAAGGTGCTTTCCTCTGAGCGTATCCGCGCCATCAATGAGGGGTACCACACCCACACTGTCGCGCTGGACAAGAAGGGCAATCCCTACATCAACGGCGGCAACGTGGTTTTCCGCGACGAGCGCGACAATGCAAAGGCCACCCGTCACATCCTCGTTGAGGCCCTGCAGTACCCCAAGCTGGACGACCCGGAGCTGATGAAGTACTACAACTGCGTGGACATCACCCAGATGCCGGAAAAGGTTTTCTCCCGCGCCGACGAGTTTGCTCATGTCACCCGCGTCGTCATGGCTCTGCTTGGCATCGGCGGTCAGCTCTCCGAGGAGGAGCAGAAGCAGGCCGATGAAAAGGAAATCGACGACGCAAAAAACTGATTCGCAGCGCGGGCAGCGAGACGTACTGGGCCCATGTACTTTGGCAGCGGCACGGTCTCCGACCGGAGGAGTTCGACCGAATGAGCCGGAGACAGAAGCTCTTTTACATCGCCTCCGAGGAGGAGGAAAGCGCGCGCCCGTGCAGAAGGGATACCATGAAGCTCGTCCCTATAAGGCGATAGGAGGACCGACATGGCAACACTGAAAGTTGTATTCAAGGCCATCGACGAAATCTCCTCCAAGTTCAACGAGATGACGCAGAGCGGCGAACGGGCTCTTGAGGCGTTTGAGAACACTGGCACGGCGGCAGACGGAGCGTTGAGCAAAGTCTCCCGCACGGCTGCGCAGACCGCCAAGAGCACCGACGCTGCTGCTGATTCCGTCGATGGCCTGTCCTCGGCCATCGGGGACTACGAAAAAGCCACCGGGCAGGCGGCAAATTCTACCGGCGTCCTGTCCGAGAAAACAACCGAGACCGAGAAGAACCTCGACGAGGCAGCGGAGGCAGCCCGTAAAGCCTCGGATGAGGTCGAGAAGTTCGGCGATAAGTCCGAGGAAACTGGAAAGCAGAGCGAGGAATCGAGCAAAAAGAGCCGCGACGGCATCAAGGAGCTGCAGGGCGTCCTTGCGTCGGCCGGAATAGCCGCCACTCTGAACGAGATTAAGAACGGCTTTTTTGACTGCTCCGAAGCGGCCGCACAGTTCGAGACCTCCACTGCAATGGTTGCTACCATCGCGGATACGAGCCAGAAATCCTTGAGCAGCATCTCGAAAGAGGTTCGCAGTTACTCCAACGAGACCGGCGAGGCGGCCAGCGACATGGCGGAGGCGACCTATCAGGCCATTTCAGCCAGCATCAACACGGCGGACGCTGCGGCCTTTGCGGGAACCGCGACCAAGCTGGCCGTCGGCGGCTTTACGTCGGCGACCACGGCTGTTGACGTTCTGACAACGGCCATCAATGCCTACGGCCTCGCGGCGTCGGATGCAACGCAGCTTTCCGACTACCTTATCACCACCCAGAACCTCGGCAAAACGAGCGTGGACCAACTGGCGCAGAGCGTCGGCAAGGTCATTCCTCTGGCGTCTGCGTACAACGTCCAGATGGACAATCTTAGCTCGGCTTACGCTGTCCTAACCGCCAACGGTATCGCTACCGCAGAATCCGGCACCTATCTCAAGTCGATGCTGAATGAGCTCGGCGACACCGGCAGCGGCGTTTCTGAGGTCCTGCTGAACTCCACCGGCAAGACCTTTGCGCAGCTCATGGAGCAGGGCTACTCGCTCGGCGATGTTATGGCTATGCTGGGTAACGCGGTAGATGGAGACAGCACAGCGTTCAACGCCCTGTGGAACTCCACGGAGGCCGGTATCGGCGCACTGTCCCTGTTCAACGCAGGAGCAGACAAGTACAACAGTGCGCTCGAATCCATGCGTACCAGCGCAGGAGCAACCGAAAAGGCATACTCCACGATGGCGGACACGACCGACAAGAGCAAGCAGCGGATGGAGAATGCGTTCAACAACCTGAAAATCTCTGTCGGCGATGTGCTCAACCCCGCGCTCACGCAGGTATACGAAGGATTCACCAACGTATTTGCGGGCATGAGTGATTTTGTGGACGAGCACCCGGCCGTCGTGGCGGCCATTTCTGCCATTGCGGTCGGTGTGGGCGGATTCACGGGCGCGCTGGCCGCCTACAACCTCGCAACCACGGCTGCGAAGTTCGTGACGGAGGCATTCACCGCGACGCTGGCGGCTAACCCTTACGTCCTCGCGGCAGCAGGCATCGTTGCTGTTACAGCAGCGGCCGTTACCCTGACCGGAGTGCTGATTACGCAGAGCGACGAGTACGAGGGCATGACGGCCACCTGCCGTGACCAGTACGACGAGCTGCAGAGGCTGAACGACCAGTACAATGCAGCCTGTGAGCAGTACGGCGAGAACTCCGACGCGGCCAACAGCCTGCGTTACCAGCTCGACCAGCTCAACGACGAGTTTGAAGCCAACCGTCAGACCGTCAAGGAGTTTGTGGCGGAGTGCGACGGCCTCGTCGAGAGCCACAACAAGGTCATGGACACCTACAACAGCTCCACCTCGAGCATCAAGGACCAAGAGCTCGGCACGCTGGCTCTGACCCAGCGGCTCGGGGAGCTGGCCTCGCAGAACACGCAGACCACCGCGAGCTACACGGAGATGAAAGCCATCATCGACCAGCTCAACGCCGACGTCCCGGGTCTCGGCCTGACCTACGACGGCGTGACTGAGAGCGTGGACGCGACCGTCGAGGCTATCAAGAAAGCCTCAAAAGCGCAGGCTGATTCGGAGTATAAGGCCGAGCAGCAGCAGACCTATGTTGACCTGCTGAAAGAGCAGAGCAGCCTCGAACAGCAAATCGCGGAGGCAGAGGCCAACCTCGACGCGGAGCGTCAGCGGCGCGGCATGAGGCAGGACGACGTCACCGGCGACTGGGTCAGCGGCAGCGGCTTTTGGATGGAGGACAGTCCGTGGGTGGCGTGGACTTCTGACATCGACGAGTACAAGAAATCCCTCGAGGAGCTGCAATCTGCCTACGACGAGAACCAGCAGACCCTCTCCGACATTGAGGGCGAGTGGCGCGGCGTCGCGCAGGCAGTCGAGGATTCGCAGAACCAGACCGTCAGCTATGAGGAGGCCGTCAGCGCGGCCGTCAGCACGGCACAGACAGAGCTCGATAACCTCACGGCGGCCTATGACAAGGCGTATGAATCGGCCCGGACGAGCATCGAGGGGCAAATCGGTCTGTTTGACACGATGAAAACCTCGTCTGAGCTGTCCATCAGCGACATGGAAAAGGCCATGCAGAGCCAGACGGACTACCTCAACCTCTACTCTGAAAACCTCAAAAAGGCCGCAGAATACGGCGCGGAAATACCAGAACGACCCGAAAAGTGGAAAACTGGGTGGAAAAAGTTGATAAAAGGGTCATGCGAGACAACACACGCAGTTGTCCCAAAATACCACGAAAAACAATATAACCGGAGCGGAAATACCGTTTTGAACGCATATCCGCGCGGATATGCACTGAAAGCAGCATTTCCGGGTATTTCCGGCGAAACAATCGACAAAGTAGAGTAGAGTAAAGTAAAGAAGAGTAGAGAATATATTATACTCAGCGATTTTGCAATCGCTGGCGCGAAAGCCGTTGCCATTGTCCCTGTTAGGTGCTATCATAAAAGCACGACCACCAACACAGGACAGGAGGACAACAGTTATGGGTAACACAACTGCGTCCCTCACCCACGAACAACTGTTCGGGGGGGGGGGGGGGGTAACAAGTAGCGGCGCGCGATTCGTAGACCCGGCCAGCATCCCAATGGACGAGGTACGGGAGAGGCTGAAACAGCAGTGCGCGTACAAGCCATCGCTCGAAATCAACTTCGTAATGAGCAGGGATTCCAAGATTGCTTGCTTTTGGGGAAAGCAATTCTACATCACGGACGATTCATTCACCCCGGAGCTGGTGTACGAAACAGAATCTTTTGTAAACGCGGCCTCCATTTCAGACGGCTCAAGATACGCCGTGTGCCAGACAGCGCACAACGCCCGGAACGACGAGGACAGCGGAACATTCGCTGTGATAGATGTTCTGCACAAAAAGGTACTAGGAAAATACCACACAGAGCATGGCTGGAAGTACATGACACACCTGTATGTGGACGAACGGGAAAAGTGCTTTTGGGCATACTTTGGCGATGACAAAGAAAAAGTGAGCTTTGCGGACCGCGTGAAAGAGGAGCCGTCGCCGGAGCAGAAACCGGAACAGCCCAAAAAAGAAAACCCGGCAGCGGAGCCGAGCCAAAAGCAGAACAAAAAGGCGAACATCATAGCCATCGCTGTTGCTGTGTTCTTTGCGTTCATGCTTTTTGGCGGATTCGACCTTATAGCACCCCGAAAGAGAACAACCAGCACAACCAGAGTATCGACGCCGGAGACGAACCGGAGCATCCTCGAAGAAACCGCGCTGAACGCGCTGAACAAAGAAAGCGCAGCCTACATATCGTCGATTGACGCATTCTATTACAGCGGCAAGTACACGCTCACCGTCCGAACCGTTTCCTCTGGCGGCCTGTATCTCCCGATAGTGGCGGAGCAGACGGCGCAGGCAGTGTTCGACAAAGCGGCAGAGCTTGGTATCACGCTTTCGGAGTACAAGGTCGAGGAGTTCAGCGAGGGCAACAGCAGCAAGGTGGAAAACCTGATACTTTGGAAAAGCGCGGATGGTGTAACCGGAACCTACACAGACGACACCGGCAGCAGCCCGTACATCGAGACAGATGTTACCATCGAGAGGCTGGCGGAAATCGTGAGATGACCCAGCAAGTGACGAAAGCCTCCTGCGGAGACCCGCAAAGCGTCGTTGTGGCTAGGCGGCAAACTTTACGGCCAGACCACAAAAGCCCGAAATCGAGGCCCCGGAGCCGTGCTCGTGACGTTCTACGGCTCAACGCAGGAGAAAGCACTCCGAAAAGCTACAGGCAAATAGCCAGCAAGTTAAAATCAGCCTGCGGGAGACGGCCCACAGGGAGGTGATGGAGAGGGCTGCACGGGGACCACGAACAGCCCTCCCGTCACAATGGCTGCTCCGAAACACCCGCAGCGGGAAGAACGGCGCGCGCAAATCCTGTATGCGCGGCAGCGGCTCGACCGCTGGCGGGCATAGGAGGCAAGCATGGAACAGTCTATTTATGAGCTCTACATGGAGCAGGTCAACCAGCAGGACACCCGCGAAATCATGCAGGCAGAGGACACGCTCACCGCGCTGCTCAAGCTGGTGGAAAACCGCGAATTGCGCGACGCCATCGACCGCGCAGCAGGCCGCGTTGCCTACCTCCGAGAAGTAGCGGCATTTGAGGCCGGTTACGGCTTTATGCCCGAATAACAAAAAGGGAGGTCCGGCATACCGCCGGACCTCCTAATTCTTTATAGCCCGAGATAATCCTCAATGCTCATGCCGAGCGCAGCAGCGACGGCGTGAATCTGGTAAACATCGCGCGGGACCCGGCGACCGGCCTCCCATTCCTCGAGCGTCCGCAGCGGAACGCCAGAGAGCCGCGACAGCTGGGTGCGGGTCAACCCGCGAGCCTCGCGCAGCCCGGCGATACGGGCGGCAACAGGCGTTAAAGCTGACATCTTGAAATCCCCCTTGAATCTGCTATAATAGAAATGCCGGAGAAGTGAGGCATCTGCAAGCTGTTTCTCACTCCCCCGGCGTTTCAGAACTCTGGCCGCCGTCATCGGCCGTTGTTCTTCATCGGAGAGCCCTGCTTACTTGTTGAGCAGGGCTTTTACTTTTTCCACGGCCTCCTCGAGCGTTTTGCTGTTACGCATAAGCTCAAGAATTTCACGGGTCCGGTTCTCCTTTGCCTCGTCGCGAAGCACCTCGGCGGTATTCATTTCGTCGTCCATGTCGTTTCCTTTCTGGCCTTGCCACCTTACTCATTGAGGAGCACCCCCTCAACTGACTATATTATACCACACAAGCGCGTGGAAAGCAAGAGCAAAATGGCAAAAACTTGAAATATTTTTGCGTACCTGTGAAAAATTTACTGCTCGATGTACCGAAAGAGAAAACCGCCCGCATGGGGTAACTTTCCCTTGCATACCTTTCCGATTGCGCTGTCATCCAGACCGGTAGCACGGGAGGCAGCAGCGATACTCGGATACTCATGTATGACCTGATTCGTCTTGCGGTCAATCTGGCAGACCGGAGCGAGCGTTGAGCCGTGATAGGCGCGGACGCTCCGGCCGTATCCGTCGCCCGGTTCTGGAGCTGTTTTGCCGCTCCACTTTGCGCCGGATGCAAGACCGCCAAAAAGAAAGCCCTGCATCTCGTAGGCGCGAGACAGACGCCCCAGCAGCGTGTCGAGCTGGTCGCGCTGGTTGCGGTCGAGAGACTTGAGGAATGCGTCAATCTCCTTTTCGGCCTCGACAACCTCCTGAATCCCGACGTGCAAAACGTCGTTTTGCTCATACTTCTCATACAACGTCCGATAGACAGCAGCCACGGTACAGGCCTCCTTACATCCCGGCTATAACATCGGCGAGCTCCTCGGGAGAAGCATTCACCCAATCTGCGAGCTCTTTCTTTGTCTCCTCGTAATCTTCCAGCACGACGGCAGCAGCCTCATTCTGCCCGTCGATTGCCCGCCCGGAGGACAGGTCATCCGCAGCGACAAGGCGCAGGATGGCGACGGCGCGCCGGAGGCTCATTTTCTTTCTTCCCATTCTGCGGACACCTCCCCATCTTTGTAAAAGAGCTTTGCACGACGCAGGCGGAACGCCTCAAGAATGAGCGCGAAAGCCGTGTCGCAGGTGGCGCAGACCATCTCGAAACCGGGCATCTCCCATAGACCGGCATTGTAAAAATTGGCAGCCAGCTCGACGACGATGCGCTCGTTCTGGCTCAAATTGAACGCCTCTTCTGCAGCCGTAAACATCATGTAGTCCTCACCAATGACGGCAATGCGGAGCTCCGGCCAGCGCGTGAGCGCGGAGAGCAGATACAGGGACGCGCCCCAATACGGATTGATGCGCCCGGATTCGGGATTTACGATGTGCGGAATCCGCTGAAGCTCAGACAGGAACGCAGCCTCATGCTCCGGGCTTTTGTATGTGATATTGATTTCCATGCGAACCTCCTTACATATCGAGCGAAACGAAGTGATAGGCGTACCAGCGGCCACGACGGCGGAAGAGCTTGACGCCGGTGGTGAAGAACTGCCCGCCGCAGCCCAACTCGTCGAAAAGGCGGTAGGACCGGTACATCTTGAACCACAAGAGAGCCCGCTCCTCGGAATAGTCGGCGGTGTAGTCGGGCAGCTCAACAAGCTCAACGAAAGAATCGAGCTCGTCGCGGACGATGCGGTAATCGGAATCCCGATGGATGTACTCCCGGATGTCGCGCTTGAGCTGAATGACAAACTCCTCGACGCGCTCGCTATGCACCGGACCGGGAAACCGCTCGAACATGAGCAGGTCACCGTATGCCTCCTTGAGGCTGTCGTAATCGTGAATATCGCGGGACATTAGGCTCCCTCCCTTTCTTCCTTTGCCTTGCGGAGCTCCTCGAGTAACTCGGGGAGCGGCAGCCGCTCGAGCTGATACTCCCGGCGCGCGGCCGGAGACAGGCCATTGAGCCATGCCTCGTGCTTTACCCGTTCCTGCTCTGCGCAGGCCCGGATGCGCGCGAGAGCATCCGCAGGCGGGTAATCCTCGCCGACGTACCAAGTGATTTCTCCCTCGTTGGAGATGTGGGCGACCATCTTGAAATCGCCGTCCTCCATCACGGCGGAGTTGCAGACTGTTACGCCGTTTCCGAGACAGCCGAGAAACAACTTGAAATTCCGGGCAGCCATCAGTAAATCTCCTCCTCAAGCATCTTTTTGCTGAACCGCTCAATCTCCTCGAGAGAGGTCCACTCCGGCTTCTCGTCGTCGGAAAAGCTGTCCCACAGGATGCGCATGGCCTGAATATGATTCTCAACGCAGCAGCCCCAGAGGTACTTGCTGAAACGCGAGCCGCAGCCGAGGAAATACTTGCAGTCCTGAATACAGCGGCTCAAGAGCCTGTAGCGAAACTCGGCATCGGAGCCGACAAGGTCAGTAGCGACGTTGCCGAAATAATGAAATTCCACGTCGCCAGCGAAGTAGAGCGTGACACTGGCATCGAGGCTGCGCGGCCAGCCGTCCGGGTACGGACGGGTCGAGCCGTCAGAGAAGTGGGTCATCGCTGTTGCGGTCACCCCGATGGCGGCCTCGTTCTCACGGGGGCGGCAGAAGAATGTGCGAATCTGGATGCGCTCACACTCCATGGAACCGGCATTCCCGATACTGTCAGGGAACAGGGACATGGCCGGGTCATACCCGGCAGCTTTCAAACGCTCAAGAACGGTCATATCTCTTATGCCTCCATTTCGATGTCGAGCAGCTCCATGCTGCCGTATACACAGTGCTCGGAAATCTCGCGGGCTCTTTTGCGAGCAGAGGGCAGCGAGACGGCCTCAATCTTACGCTCGGTGACGTAACCGCCATTCTTGAACTGGGGATTGTGGCGGAAGAAAGTTGCCTTGTAGGACTTCGTTTTCATAGTTGACACTCCTTTGCGGTTTGGCTCCCGCGACGCCCTTTTGGGCGTTTCGGCCGTCGCCAGCGGCCATCGTCAGGCGAGGTTAGATGTTGGTTTTTCGTGCGCCGGTCTCCGTGTGTTCCCACACATCGACGGAGTAACCAGCAGCCCGAAACCTGTTTGCAAAGCTGCGGGCCTCCTCCTCAGACGACTTCCAAACGCAGAGCGGGAAACCGGCTTTGTTGTACAAAATCTGGTAACGCTTCATCGTCCGCACCTCCTTAATCTCTATTCTCACGCTTCCACATGAGGAAGTTCTGGTAATCATCTTGACCCATCGAGACCGGCTTGCTCGTGTTGATGAAATCGGGGCAACCGAAGCAGACGAGCTCGTCCGGATTGCTGCGGGTCTGCGTCAGAACCTTGGCCGGGACACCGGTCATCTGGAACTTTTCGGACGGGACGCCCGGAACCTCGATGCGCCGGAGCAGCATATTGAAGTCGTAGTACCAGTCGAGATTCATGTACCGCTCCTCACTGTCCGTGCTCTCGATTTCCTTGATGTACTCGGCCAGAGCACCGCGCACATCAAGACGAACCGGAGCGACGCTGTCGTCGTAGCTGTCGTAGAGGGTGATGGTCTCGGCCTTGCCGAAACGAACGGTCAGGGCGGCAACGCTGCCGGTGTACTTGTAGAGCTCCATAAAAACCTCCTACCCGAAACGGGTCTTGCTGCTTGCTTAACGTCCCTAAAAGGGACACACGAAAGCAAAAAAATTAAGCGACCTCAACCATACCGACCAGACCGTAGAGGAGCTCGTGGTCCTCAAAGGAGATGCGCTCTTCCTCGAATGCACGGTCAATCTGCCAGTAGCACTCGTCGCGGTCGTTCTCGGTCTTGATGGCGGCAATGGATTTCACGATTTTCTTGAACATCTTGAGCACCTCCATTAACCGGCGTAAGCGAGAACACAAAGGAAGTTGTCCTTCTGGGATGCTCTCTCGACAAACTTGTCGCGGGCGGCAGCAGTCTTGAAAGACTTGCGCTTGGTGACGACTTCGTCGCGCTTGTTTACTTCCTGATAGGTCACTTCAAACATCTTTTTGTCCTCCTACCCGTTTTGGGTCATAGCGTTTTCTTGTACCCTCATTATAGACCCTAAAAGGGACAATGTCAAGTAAAATCTGGCAATTTGTGGCAAAAAGTTTTCGAGAATGACGCTTTTTGCGGCATTATGCACGAAACGGCGGCAGAACAGAAAGAAAGCAGGAGCCCGGAGGTTCCTGCTGAAATAGTTATCCTGTTTATCCTAATGAATTTGACCACAACAATTACAAGCACAAGGATTTCCCGTTGCTGAGCGAGAAATCGCACTTCACGGATGATACCGTCATGACCGTTGCGGTGGCACGGGGCTTGATGGCGGGGCAGGGGAATGCACAGAAAACCTTTGCCGAGGTGCAGC